AAATAAATTCATTTAAATTAAATAATTTTAACTACGTATTAAATTTAAAATTATTTTCTTTTATAAATTGTAAATACAAATGTCTGGAGCTGTAGCTGCTCATGCTGCTTATAATGGGTCTGGTACCCAAGGTCTTGCTGTAACTAATAAGATTCACGATGATGACGGCGATGTTATGTCGGTCTTCTGGAACAAGAATGATACTACTCGTCAGTTACTTTACGGTTCGTCGATTATTGAGATCCCCGCGTCCGGCAGTGGTGGAAATCTCACCGCCGGGGGTAATCAGATTTTTACTGTAAACAATGACATAGACGCCCTTGGTGATCTATACCTACAGATTACAACAAGCTCTACCGAGACAAATCTAAAACTTAAAGCATTTGATCTCTTAGGATGTATTAAAAGAATTGAATTTATGGTTGGTACACAAGTATGGCAAACGCTAGAAACTAATGATATAGGTGCATTGAATATGACAGAGATGTCTGAGGATGCATTCGAATCTTTTACTTTAGCTATGTCGGGCGGTTTTCTTAAAAACGGAACACGAAATCCGGTCAAGGCTGCTTTTTCCGCCAGTACGGGGACGAGTTTGGAGTCGACCCAGTCTACAGATGTTACTGGTGTATTACGTGTACCGATGTTATCTAGAAGTGTTGGTCCAAAGCTCGCCAAATTTACAGATATTTCTGAAAACTCTTATCTTCTAGCGGGTGCCCCCCACCAAGCTGTTAAGATTAGAGTTTACATGGCTGGTACGTTACCACCCTCTTTGACCAGTGTGACTGGTTTAAATCTTAGATTATTTGGTCAATGTGGTGTAATGTGCAACGAAGAGCGCGAACAGATTAAAGCAATGCCCATGGGTCTACCAAAGAGACTAAAGATGACTCAGAACACCACAACAAAGGTTAGTGTAACAGGCGGCGGCTCCGTCTCCGTCCCCGTTGATCTTGATCACTTTTCACTTTTTGCTTCGCATATAATACTATATGTAACAGGAACGTCTGGTATTACGAATAGCAGTATAGATACCGCTGAACTTAAATTAAATTCTAGCTCATTTTCGGGAACTCTAGAAGGACCTTTATTAACTGGGTCAGTGGCTGACGCTCTAGGTCTCTATTCCAATGGATTTTTCGTGGGCAGTGTTAATATAACAGATAACTTTTATGTATTCCCTCTAGCTTCGCACGCATACGGCGGTTCGTCTGTTCCTCTAAATAGATTTGATAATATCAGAATGGAATTAAGCATCCGGCATAAGAGTTCGGATACGGGTATTCTTACGGTAACCGCCACTTGCGTTGGTGAGACTACTGCCCTTTACAAGGGCGGTGCTGCTTCGCTAGCTATGTACTAAATACATAAATTAAATAAATCAAATAAATTCATTTAAATTAAATAATTTTAACTACGTATTAAATTTAAAATTATTTTCTTTTATAAATTGTAAATACAAATGTCTGGAGCTGTAGCTGCTCATGCTGCTTATAATGGGTCTGGTACCCAAGGTCTTGCTGTAACTAATAAGATTCACGATGATGACGGTGACGTTATGTCGGTCTTCTGGAACAAGAATGGTACTACTCGTCAGTTACTTTATGGTTCGGCTTTCGTAGAAGTTCCGTCTAGTGGCGGTTCTGGTACAAATGATGCTAGAAAGGACAGTAATATGATTTTTGATGTAAATAATGACATCGATTGTTTAGGCGATATGGTTTTAAATGTAAAATTTACAAATACGGACTCCTCGTCCGCCGCGCCTTTAGACTCCCAGCAATTTGCAAATGTAGTAACAAGAATAGAAGTTCAGGTTGGTACTCAAATTTGGCAAACTTTTGAAAACGCAGATCTTCTAGCTCTTGCTTCAACTGAGCTATCTTCTGGATCTTTTGCAGATTTTTGCTTCCAGACTACAGGCGGTGTGAGTGACAATAACCAGTTTATTAATGTTGCACCCGGTTCTGTTGAAAAAGGGGGTACTGCAAACGCGTATATTCCAATTAAATTATTCACGAAGACTCTAGGTCCTCGTCTTGAAAATTTTGCAGAACAGACGGAAAGTGGTTATCTAATGGCCGCCGCTCCACATCAACAGGTTAAAGTAAAGGTTTATACGTCGGGTAAGTCGACGCTCACCGGTACTCTTGGATTAGGATTATATGCTAAAAATCAGGTTATGTGTAACGAAGAGCGCGAGCAAATGAAGGCGATGCCTATGGGTCTACCAAAGAGAATTAAAATGACACAAAATAAGAGTTACTCAAATGCGGCGGCCAACCCTTCATCATTAGATATAGATTTGGATATATTTTCTTTGTACGCATCGCATATTATAATAAGTATACCCACACCCAGCTCAGATGCAGCCGCTTTTTTGACTGCTGTTTATTCGGGCTACGCTGAACTTCTTCTAAATTCTTCTTCGTTCTCTGGTAAGTTACCACTGGGACTTCTTAAGTTAACGGCTTCATCTATGGGATTATTTACAAATGAATACTGGGACGCGAATGCCAACACTTCTGCTAATTTAACTTTTGTATTTCCTCTAGCCTCGCAGGCATACGGTGGTTCGTCTGTTCCTCTAAATAGATTTGATAACATTAGACTGAAGCTAACTGGTCTACCAGCTGCTGATGGTATATCAGCCGGTGATATTGTCAATATCACTTGCGTTGGTGAGACTACTGCCCTTTACAAGGGCGGTGCTGCTTCGCTAGCTATGTACTAAATACATAAATTAATTCAATTAAATAAATTCATTTAAATTAAATAATTTTAACTACGTATTAAATTTAAAATTATTTTCTTTTATAAATTGTAAATACAAATGTCTGGAGCTGTAGCTGCTCATGCTGCTTATAATGGGTCTGGTACCCAAGGTCTTGCTGTAACTAATAAGATTCATGATGATGACGGAGACGTTATGTCTGTCTTCTGGAATAAGAATGATACTACTCGTCAGCTACTTTATGGTTCGTCTATCATTGAAATTCCGTCTAGCGGCGCAAGTACTATAGGCTTTGGTGGGTCTAGACTTTTTACTGTAAATAACGACATAGACTGTCTTGGTGATATGTATTTAGAAATAACAGGTGCCCTGCCTGAATATCTAATTGCTTCCGGACCTCTCGCGCTTACTCAAGACCCAAAAGCTTTTGCACTTCAAACTTTTATAAATCGTATTGAAATTCAGGTTGGTACACAAATTTGGCAAACTATAGAAAATTCAGATTTAAGAGTTGTTAATTCGTCTGAAATGACATCTGATTCTTTCGCGGAAACAAGCTTCTTAACAACTCCTAGTGCCGTCGGGGACTCGACCACTGCATGGGTAGTAATCCCATCTCTAACAAAAACCTTAGGACCCCATTTCAATAAGTTTACTAATCAGACAGAAGATGGTTACCCAATGGCTGCTGCTCCACATCAGAGTGTAAAGATTAAGGCTTATTTCAGAGATGAGTTTCCAACTGAAATACATACTGCTGTTGCGGTAGATGCTTCATCATCAACCCCTGTCTCTATTACTACTCAAGAAGACGTGCCCATTCAATATACTGTAACCACCACCCGGGCGCTGTCTGTTGGAGAAAAGATAGGCGAGCAAGCTAGCGGCTCCGCGATATCTTCATGCAAACTATATGCAAAGCAGCAGATTATGTGTAATGAAGAGCGTGAGCAAATGAAGGCGATGCCCATGGGTCTACCAAAGAGACTAAAGATGACTCAGAATTCATATACGTCTGATCTGGGGTCGTCTGTTACTAAGACAATTGAATTAGATCACTTTTCTTTGTATGCATCGCATTTAATAATATCTGGTAACGCGGGGGTTAGCGCGGCGGGGGTTGACGTAAAATTATCAAGCGTAGAATTAAAATTAAATTCTAGCTCATTTTCAGGACAGTTACCCGGTGTTTTACTAGATTCTTGTACATCTGATTCGCTAGGTCTTTATTCAAATAAGTATATATACGGTACTGGAACGACGGACGACCCCATTAAGGTCGATGAATTTGGAATAGGAACGTATGTTTTCCCTCTTGCTGCTACCGCTTTCAGCGGTTCGTCTGTTCCTCTAAATAGATTCGATAGCATTCGCCTAACTTTAACATTTACCTCTGTACCAGTTCAAGGTTCTTCGACATTCGTAAACGTAACTTGTGTTGGCGAGACAACTGCACTCTTCAGGGGTGGTGCGGCTTCGCTAGCCATGTACTAAATATAAGTGAATGAATAAATGAATAAATGAATAAATGAATAAACGAATAAATGAATAAATGAATAAATGAATAAATGAATAAATGAATAAATGAATAAATGAATAAATGAATAAATGTATTGTACAATTTATTTAAATTTAAATAAACAATACAATGCAGTACAATTGAATTAAATTAATTTAAAAAAAAAATAAATACATTTATAATAAATGTCAGGGTCAATTGCAGCAATAGCAGCTTATGACGGCACGGGTACACAAGGTTATGGAACAACTGATAAAAATTTACCAGGTGTAAAGTCTGTTTTTTGGAATGAAAATGATACAGATAAGTATTACGTCAATGGTTGTAGTTTTTCGGAAGTATCTTCTAACAATTCTGAAATACCCTCTTCGCAAGCTTCTAATCCCGGTACTATAGTATTTACATTTGACAATGACACCGATGCTATAAATGATTTAGTTTTAACTATTGGCGCCGAAAATATACAATCTGCGACATTACCGTCGTCCCCACTTCCTCCCTGGTTTATGGCTGGATTTATAGAAAGAATTGAAATATGTATTGGTAATCAAGTTATATCTACTATCTTTACTGCGCAGATAAAACAACTTTTAATATCTGATAAATATTTAAATTTGAGTGTACAAGGGAGAGGAAATGTATCACAAATCAGTAGTGATTCAAATGGCAGTGTATATACAAACATCAGACTCCCAATTTTTAATTTAATAAATTCAAAAACAAACTGTTCATATTTAATGGCATGCGCAAATAATCAAGTTCTGCAAGTAAAAGTCTATCCACAGTTTTTAACCCAGAGTGATTATAATACTAATTTTTTATCTTCTTATCCGGGAGCTACAACGGATAATGTTACCATCGCCACCGAAAATTCCAACCTTATTACGATTAACGATCACGGCTTTGGTAATGGGGAGACGCTTATTTATAGCAGCGGAGGTGGCACCCCCATAGACGGGCTTGAGGATGGCAAAGATTACTATGTTTCCGAGAGAAACGAAAACAGTTTCAGACTCACCGACCCAGCGGACGTCACCACCATTGTCAGGTTCGCTGGACAAGGCAATGACTTGCAGACATTTACCCGAGCCTCCTCGCCCGTGATCGTTTTGACGAATCAGGTCAACACCTCAGCCGACTCTATTACGATTAACGATCACGGCTTTGTTACTGGTACAGTCGTTATTTATAGCGCTGGTCCCGGTCCCGCCCAGTACTTCGGGCTTACTAGTGGCGAAACTTACTATGTTATCAAACTAAACGAAAACAGTTTCAAACTCGCCGCCAACCTTGTAGATGCTCAGTTGGAAACAGCTATCATTCTCACTGGACAAGGCAATGACTCGCAGACATTTACTCGGGTCTATCAGGCCATACCTGTTACAAAGAATAATGTCATCATTTATAGTTCCGATCCAGACGGAACTATTACGATTAACGATCACGGCTTTGTTACTGGTGATGTTTGTATTGTAAAAAAAAGGTCCGACACCGCCATAGGCGGGTTTACTAGTGACGAAACTTACTATGTTATCAAAGTAAACGAAAACAGTTTCAAACTCGCCGCCGACCTTGTAGATGCTCAGTCGGAAACAGCTATCTCTCTCGACGAAACCTTCATTGGCGCAGGATTTCTTTTGAACAATCCAGACCAAAATGTCTCACTCTGGAATATTAACATAGGAGCTGACAATAAGTTCACATTTAATTTGTATGCTAATAAATACTCAATGACAAACTCTGAAAGAGACTTTTTAAGGAGTCAAGTAATTCCAAAAAGAACAAATGTTACACAGAGCGCAACAATATCAAATCCTCAAACAGTCTCCGGTTACCCACATTTATCAACTAGTACTCCAATTACAATAATTTGTGATAATTTTAATATAAATGCAGAAAAACTTTATATAACATCAATAGGTGAATACGGTAAAATTCCGTTGTTTAATGTAGAACTATTTTTAAATTCTACTTCTTATTGCGGAACGATTCAAAGTAGTGTTTCAGAAATTTCTATGGGACCTACTTATAGTCAATACATATCAACCGTTGCTGGGACGGGGGCGGAATCGTGTAAAATTGCGGAAATATATTTTGCAAAAAATTCTAAAGAATATAATACAGATCAAAATTACGTACCTCTGAGTAAATATGATAGTATTCGTATAGTTTTAACCCCGTTAACATCTAGTAACATGACTATATTTTCAAGATTTTTGGACTATTTAACAGTTGTAGTAGAGGGTAAATGTACCGCTTTGTATCAAAACGGAGCTGTAGTATTTAATAATTACTAAATACATTACATTACATTACATTACATTACATTACATTAAATAAATTATATACACTTTATAAATTTCCAATCTAGATCTTTACATATTCCTCTCCATATATTTTCTTGTTCAAATAGTTTTTCTCTGCTCTTTAGAAGAGGAAAGTAAATTAGGTATTCGTGTTTGTTAAGTAGTTGAAAAAATTTATATAAAGTATAAGAATAGCTTAAAAAGTTCTTTCTATTTTTTGGACAGTGCTTTTCAAACGGTTCTTGAATTTCATTAAACATTTCTATAAGCTTATTCTCTAATTCTTGACATATATGTAATTGTTTATTACCGGTTATTTTATGAATGATATTTGGTATATGTTCATAGTACTTGTTTAATTTTAATTTTTTAAGAAATTCCTTGATTTTATAATACGTAATCAAAGTTTTGTCTGTGAGGCGTTCTTTTTTGATTTCTAAAATTAGTAATTGAATTACTTCTTCTGGTACATTTGTCCCTTCTCGACCTTGTATCTGGGTTATCCATTCTTTGAAATGATTAGTACGTTTATAACTATATGGTTTTGTATACTCATGATTTTCAGCATGATTCCATTCTGGAAGTTCTGAAATATTAAAAGTTTCAGTTAGACCACAGTTGTAGCAAATTAGTAGTCCAGACGACGAGTCATGAATAGTACTGCACTGACAATCTCTACAAATGTAACTATTTTGCCTTTTTTCTATATATCCACTAGATTCTTTTGGAAAACATTTTGCCATATATCTTTTGTACATTTCTTCTTTATTATTAGTAGAATCTAATGAGATGTACTTAAATATCTCGCCGTCATTATTGCATTCTGTTGTATGCTCCTCTGAGTCTATTTCTCTTATAAAATCCATAGATCTAAAAAGATAATCAGAAAGTTCTCTATCTGTCTCTAAGTCGTTTATTTTTTCCTCTAAATGTTTTATTTTAGCTTCAATTTCCCTGTTAAATTTATTAACAGTTCTAACTTTGTATAATAAATTTAACTCGGATTTGTACTTATTTATATTTTTTTTATCTTTTTCTATGTTTTCTATTGTTTTATCATGTTTTGCTATTACAGACATTCTTGTATCTGTATGAGCTGTTTTTTTAGAAATCTTAAAAGAAGACATTATAAATTAAATATTTTATTCTTTTAAACACATTTTTAAATTTAAGGCTTTTAATTTAAAAATATATTTTATAATTAATTGTGATGTTGATATCTTATTCAAAAATTTTTACTGTTAAAGCTATTAGAAATCTGTGTAGAATAAAGGGTATACGTTATATATCAAATTATAATAAAGATTATCTTTTAGTCTTATTAAAAAAATATAACGCAGCTAAAATTATTCAGAGTGGTTTAAGAAATAAGACAATAAATGAAAAAACTTGTCCTATATGTCACGAATCTCTAAAGTATCCTTTTATTTCTATAAAAGTAAATGATAAGTTTTTTTATTACGATTTTTATACATTCGTCGAATATTTAAATAAAACGCAAGACTTTAGAGATCCGTGTACAAGACAAATTATAAAAGATAATAAATTAATGCAAATTAACAAATTAATAAGATACTACTACGGAAAGACTACTAATAAGATACTTATTTCAAAAAGTATGATTAAAAATACAGATTTAAATATAATAACTTACTGTCTATATGACATCTTAAATGAAGTTCAAAATAAACAAATTTCTTTGGAGGTAATATATAATAATATATTACCAAGGTTTATATACTACATTGATTACTTAATTAAAAATCATCCAAAAGAAGACTCCGAAATAATACTAAAAGCTTGCAGAGAATCTATGGATAACAGGGTGATACTCGATTATATTCAACTAATAGAGGTCATAAATTACTAAAAAATATTAATATAAAGAAAACTTATATTGTAATATAAAGAATCAAATGACTGATTTTTGCAAAATTTGCGATCCTAAATGCAAACACAATGATTGTATATGTAATGAAAACTTTAGTAATTTTTATGACACATACAATGAGCTACAAAGTATAACTCAACTTGAAAAGTTTAATTTAGTAAAAAACTGGAGTATTTCAACTATGACGGTCTGTTGTAGTTTCAATACCGCCATAAATTTACAAGAATATATAAATGTTTATTGTTCAGAAATAACAGGTAAAACTTTTTATAATTGTATAAATACATACACAGGTGTAAAGTATCAATCTAAAAATAGGGTATCTATCAAGATATTTTCAAATGGGAATATGCAGTTAGCCGGAGTATTAAATGTCATGTCGGCTACATACGCTATAAGAAAAATATATAGAAGACTATATAACCTTTCAGCATTTGCATCCGATGCTTTTATATCAAATGTAAGAATATGCATGATAAATTCAGACTTCAAGATAGACAAAAATATAAAACAAGCAAATGTTTGTAAGTTTTTAGATTCAAAAGAAACGGAATCTGTTAAGATGTATTCATTTAATCCAAGTAAATATCCGGGTATAAATATTAAGTTTTCAAATCCTATAAATCAAAGTATTATAACTTGTGCAATGTTTAGACCAGGTAGTATTATAGTTACAGGTGGAAATGATATAAACGCATATAAATTTGTATTAAATCAAATTTTTATTTTGTTGCAAAATAATAATGATTTTTTATATTAATGCTGACTTTATATCAAATAAATAATATAATAGATTCAAATATTTCTTGTAACGTATCTCATAAAATAATAAGTACATTCACAAATAAATGTTATATATATTCTTTTATATCAAATTTTTATAAGAATAATAAAGTTTTTGACAAATGCACTATAATAGTAGCAATGATTTACATGAATAGATATAATAAAATTCGTAAATTAACAAATGCAAATATTAAACCAGTTTTAGAAACATGTTTAATATTGGCCAATAAATATTGTTCAGATTTAGAAATACAGGACTCCGGTCCTTTAGAAGTTCATTTACTAAATACAATAAACTGGAATTTATACATCTCAGAAGAAGAATATAATTATTATCAAAAAGTTATAATGTCTTTAATAACTCCTGTTTAATTTTCCTTAATTGGTTCTAATGTTTTTCTCGGTCCTGGATCGAAATTTGTTACTTCTTCTAATTTAGGGGTATCTTCTTTTAACTGAGGTTTGTCTTGTTCTGGATTGGGCAGTGGCTTAGTTAGACTTTCGACCTTTTCTGCTAATTCGTTTACCTTGTTGTATAATTTATAAATCAAAAATGCTAAAACAGCTAATAGACATACAAAGAGAATTGTGTAAACTAGACTAGAGTCTTCTGCTACTTTAGTATCGCTACCCATTTACAATAATGTAAATGTTTAAAATATTAATAAAAAACGCATTACTCGGGGTCATCAATTTCGTTGTCGTCACTCGGGATGTCTATTCCTGTAAAGAATGTAGTTCTTTTAAGTGTTATACCAGAATTAATTGGATATTCTCGTGTACCCTGTTGTATAATTTTAATATTATTATTAGTAAATATAGCCATAAAATAGTCTTTTGTAAACTGTTCCCGCGGCAAATTATTTTCTCGGCAGTGATCATTGAACGCTTGAGAAAATACTTTCATTGGTACATATAATTTCTTATCAAATACTACCTTACCAGATTTCAAGAAATTTTGCAGTGAATTTGTAGTCTGTTCCATTTCTTCTTTATTTTCATGGAAGTATCTTGGTAATATATTCCAGATACCCTTTTTGCCGTGTGTATTCAGTGCGGAATAGTATCCTCGAATACACAATTTCATTATAAAAGGAAGTTCTTTGAGCAATTTTTTATCTATTTCCGTGTCAGTGTTCATTACTTTCTTCCAGAAATTCACAACAGCTGTTCTACGCGATACACTTTCTGAATTATTTTTGTATCTCATTATTTTATTACCTCCCATAGTCATTGGTACTTTCCAGTCTATTGTTTCATCATTTTTGTACTTTTCTGAATATGTATTTCTACCACCCTCTACAATAAGCTGCCAATCCGTCTGTTCCATCTTAAAATTTTCAGCTATCTCGGGTGCAAGTACCATAAATTTATTAGCATGTGGTTTAATACCAAACTTTGCATCTATATTATTAGCTATTACTCCCACGTCTTCTTCGTCATAAAATTTCTGAAGAATCTTCATTAAAATTGTACTTTTTCCGGCACCTGCTTGACCAAGTAAATAAAGAAGTACTTGCCAGTTATCTAATTCTCCGATGTCAAAGCACATTCTCCCCATGAATGTACACAGCCATCTTTGAACTTCTTCTGTAAATTCTTGATAATCTAACAAGCTTTTAAAGGTAGGGCAATAATCTATTATTTTGAACCAGTCTTCTTCATTATATTGTAAAAAGTTATCGAAGTTTGAATCATGATATTTACACGCAACTGAAAAATTAGTAATATAAGGATGAGATTCTCCATAAGGAACAAATACATCTGCATAAACAGGTGTTTCATCCGGTCCTGCTACGTTATACTTTGTTATGTAATTTCCGTTTTTGAATGCAAAAAGGTGTCGATCTTTTACAAGTGTTGGTAACTCTGGACCAACAAATTCATTGAAATACTTTTCAGCATTATTAATATTACTACCACCGCTTGCTGTTGCATTTTTCCACTGATTAAAATTTATTTTATGATCAGTTTTTTGATATATGTATTCTTTAATAGAACACTGCTTCATCCAAGCATGTGTATTATTACCGTATTTTATAAGAGGTTTATAAAGATTACCGCCGCATTTTGTAAATCCTTCTTCTGAAATAGTTTCTAAAAAGTACAAAAGAAGACATTGATAAGGCGTCTTTTTAGAATCGTCCGTAAATCTTGTGTATTTAAACAAAACATCTGGATCTTCATTAGATAATGAATTATGTCCAGGTTCACATGTTTTAAACAAAAGATATATATCCCGGATAAGTCTTTCTGAGTAAAAGATGACCTCGTATAGTTTATCCCAACGCGAAGAATATTCTTCGAAATCTTCTATACACTTTTTAAATTTAGTGTATACTAATGTAGCTTCAAATATAGCTTTTTCTAGTTCTACTTGGAGAACAGATGTGTCTATACCATCTATAGAAGTTATATTTAATCTTTTACATGCTTCTTCTATTGGATTTCCCTTACTAACTGTCCATTTAGAACTTAGATTTTCAAAATATTCCATAATTTCATCATTGTCTGCGTTTTTAACTCTTTCTTTTATTTCATTACTCCAAGGACGGTTAGTTTCAAGAATAGACATCAGCTGATATAATTTTATATAAAATATTTTTTTATATGATTTTTAGTGAATAATAATTTTAGAAATTTATACTCGTTAATACCTGTAAAAAATAATATTTTCTTATTAATAATGGAAAAATGAAAATGCTAGCGTTTCTTGTTTTCAACAAAAATGGTGAAATTAGCCAAAAAAACACGGCACAGCGTGTATTTGACCCGTGTTGTTTTCAAGAATATAAACATTATAAAAGATATGATGAATATATAATCTTATATAATGTTGAACCCAATTGTAAAAATCTAACAGTATTTTATTTTACAGAAGATAAATACAAATCTGATGTAGCGCTTTTAAAAGTTAATAACAGTGATATTAAAAATTTAACTTATAAGATGTATGCAAAACGGATATCTAAAATCAAGTATGAACCAAATGATTATTGCCCTGATTCTGATTCAGAGATAGATGATATTTCTCCGTTTGTATACTGATTATTTAGCTTTTAGAGCTTTATTTACAGTTTTTTCTCGACCTTCTATGTAGATGTAATCGTGTAAAAATTTTGCTTTTTCTTCTGCAGACATTCCATGAGTTTTGTCTGTATCTTCAGAGAAATACTTATACAACCTGTCATATACATCTCCTTTTGTAATTTGCTTAATACTCTTTGTATTCTTAAGTTCAAAAGAGGCTGTATCTATGTTACACATATCAAGTTCATTTGCTTCCATAAAAGTCAAAACTTCTGCCTGTTTTTCTTGCTTAATCTTAGTAAGTTCTTTAATTTTATCTTGCAGAGGTTTCATTTTCTTTTTAAGCTCTTTTATCTGAGTGTCTAGTTCGCTGTATTGCGTGACGTCATTTTTAAAGAACTGAATTTCTTGATCCGAAACGTTAAGCATTTATAATTTTAAATTAGTTATTTTTTTATATTAATTACCGAGTTTTTCGCAAATTGAATACAAATAAAACGCATTTAATAACAGTAGAACTGTTATTATTATGCAATAAAATTTAATAGGAAATGTAACATCATTTAACGTCTCTTTTATTTTTGTTTGACCCCGTTCGTCCAAAAGTTTTGATAACATCTTTTACTATTTATTTATATTTTTAATCGCTGAATGCACCGCTGTCGTCAAAATCTTCATAGTCTTCTCCAGAGTCATAATTGTCAATGTCAAATGTATTATCGCCTTCATCTTCTGAATCAAACTCTGCGTCAGAGAGTAGTATTTCTTCTTTTAATTTATTTTCATTTTCATTTTCATTTTTATTTTCATTTTCATTTTCATTTTCATTTTCATTTTCATTTTCATTTTCATTTTTATTTTCATTTTCTCCCTGATCATCCCCCGTGAGTAAAAAGTGTTTTTTCTTAATTTTTTCAGATTTCTTCTTTTTCTTTTCAATCATAATAGGTTCTTTCTTAAGAACAGCTAAATAATCCGGATAATCAACCAGTTTTATAGGAAATTCTGTTTTCTTAATTACACGGGATACACATTTATTTTTAATACGGCGTTTTAAACTTTCAAGAGTTTCTTTATCCTCAAAATAAAAGTCAAAGTTAAGTTTTCTAAGTAAGAAATTAATGTTTGCAATGTAATTCCATCTATATTTTTTTGAAAACTTTTGCGTAATTTCGCATAGGTGTATGTATTTTTGAAGATCATCTCTGTAAAGTTTTTCAGAATTAATTTTTTCTTCCTGAATGTGTACTTTGGGTTTCTTTGTTTCGGGGCAATTTGTTTCAGATACGTATTTACAAATATTCATGTCACATTTAGTTTTCTTTTTAGATTCTACCATAACATGCCCGCATTTGTAAATGTCCCACTTTTTATTTTCGGTTGTTTTCTGATAGTAAAAAGCGTTGTAACCACATTCGCACTTCATTATGTTTACACAGTTAAATTAAACTTAAAGTTTAAATACAATTAAAAAATGTAAAATTTTCATGGAAGACGATAAAATAACTTATATAGAATCTCAACAGATGTACTATTTTAAATGTCCAAATTGTAATTGTTTATGCCAAGTACACATAACAGACATTAAATGTGGAATATTTAGACATGCTGTATATAAATCCAATAATGAGTTTATAAATCCTCATACATCAGAAGAAGAATGTAAAAGACTTAAAAATGAAAATTTGGTATATGGATGTGCCATGCCTTTTAAGTTCGACGGAAAAACTGTAGAAAAAAATGGATACGTTTAAAGACATAATTTATAAAATATTTGTAATATGTTGACAAATATTATTCAATATGAACCTAAAACAAACTGGGAAAATAATTGCAAAATCGATATGAACATTAGGGATTTACAAGAAAAATATCCTAATGGTTGTAATTGCTGCGGAAAATTTTATGGAAGATCAGATTTTTATAGATTAGTTTCTAGTCATTTCAAAACTAAGAAACATCATGAAAAATGTTTAAGAATAGCAGATGAAAAATTTAAAACTGATTTTAAAGAAGTTTCAGATATAAATAGAGATTTTGAAGAAAAATGTAAAGAAAATAGATATCTAAAACAAATGATATATGAACTAAGAGAAGAAAACAAAGAGCTTAGATATAAAATTTCTAAATTAGTTATTCCTATTACTAAAAATTTAATAGATATTTAAAGACATAATTTATACAACATTATAAATGGACCGCGTAGCACAGCTAAAGAAAATTCAAAATGAATGCAAACAAATTTTTGAAAAGAAAAACAAGGACTATGGAGACGCATTTGCTCAACACGGAACAGTAGGTGTTCTAGTTAGAATTTCTGATAAGATGTCTAGATTTACAAATATTTCAAAAAGAGGTCTTGAAATTTCTGTTTCAGATGAAACTCTTAAAGACACACTTATGGATCTTCATAATTACGCTGCGATGGCAATAATGTGTATGGAAGACGATGCAGAAATCAGTATGGTTTAATAAAATTATTACACAAAAAAATAATATATAGGTAACACTACATAGTATAATATCGAATACTATGCAGAGTTGCTCAGAAATAGCAAATTTTGTATTTGAGACCATTCAAGTTGGAAATCTGAATGACATAGAATTTTCTTCTGAGACTGGCGAACCTCTTAGAAAATTTCACAACTGGATAAAACAGCAGTTAATCTTTGAATCAAAAAGACTAACAAATGGGTCAAAATTATTGGATGTGGCAGTTGGAAGAGGCGGAGATATATTTAAATGGTCAAAGGCTGGATTTAAGTACGTAACAGGGTTTGACAGTGATGCTAAATCTATATATGAAAAAAACGATTTTGATGGTGCAATTAAAAGATTCAACGGTGTGAAGTCTGAAATGAATATGCCTAAGTGTTACTTCTGGCATATGTCTGCAACCGACCCATTTATATTAAATTTGCTAAACGGTAAAGATCATAACACTATTTATGACGTAGTATCTTGTCAGTTTTCATTTCATTACTTTGTAGAAGACATAAATGTAGTCCTTAATATGATATCTAAAAAGTTGAAAAGTAAAGGTATATTTATAGGTACTGCTACAGACGGCGATCTTATAAAACAAAATCTTAAAAATACACCGGTTATAATAAAAAGTGCTATAAATCTAAAATACATTTCTGAAGATATGTATGAATTTTCATTAAACTCCGAAAAAACATCTCGAGAGACGTATTTTGAATACCGAGGTGTTTCAAGAGAATACTATTTATCAAAGGCTTTTTTAATAGAAAAATGTAAAGAATTTAATATGTACCCAGTACGTATTTTAAGTTTCCACGAATGGAATAGTACTTATACTGGTATGCAATTACCCAAAGAAGAAATGGCTTGTAGTTTTTTAAATTTTAGCTTTGTTTTCCAGAAGTATTAATCTTGTGCGCGCTTCTTTAAATATTTCTTATAATTGTATATCTCTCTCCAGCAGTCGTCTATTCCGGGGCAAGACGTAGAACCGAATACGGAACATGCTTTACAAAAGGAATCATTTGCGTATACCTTGAAGCTTCGTGCTTCTTTAATTATCTTTAGATATTCTACAGGAGATGCGTTTTCATTAGAGCGTGTTATGATTTGTTCCATAAAACTTGTCATAACAGTCTGAATAAGTCGCCATATATTATTGTATGCTATTATTTTCTTAGTTTTTTTATCAACTTGTTGCAAAGTACGTTTCCATTGATCTTTTGTAATTTCTCCGAGAAGATACCTAACACGCAGGTTTCTAAGCTCAGCTTCATTATTTTCATCGTGCTGAGCATGAGTAAGTTTGTACTCAACGTGTCTATAGAATCTGTAAAGAATCTGGAAGCAAATCACAATATTCTTATCATTGTGAAAAACATTCGACGCTATTCTTGTTATGGTGTAATCATCAAGAGCTATACCACACATAATTTGTCTATTTGCTTCACGTGGGTTACGATTTATCTGCTGACCAGTTTCTCTCATCCAGCGAAAATATTCTGGATTATGATTATAACCGGCAATCTGAGCACCGGTTCTCCAAGAAAATTGAATGTGACATTTTATACACCACATTTGATCACATCCGTCGATTTTAGATATCATTTCTCCGCATCCAGGACACGGCTTTGCTTCTTTCTTTATAGCCCGAATTGTAGCTTTTGTGTCTTCATCGCATTCGTGATCTTCTTCTTTTATCTCCATACAGTGTCTGCAGAATTTAGTCTCGCAGAGTGTACAGAAATACTTTGAATCTAGAAAACCATTACAATCTTGAGAAGGACATTTTACACTAAAATTATCAGCAGTTTCAGATGTTGATGTACCAGATCGAAGGCGAATTATTTCAAGATTAAAAGCCCTGATTATTTCTTTCTGATCATGTAGCATTTTTTTAATACGATTCAATTCGGAATTGGCCTCTGATACTTTATCTGTAAGTTCTCTTATTTTCTTTTGTTTCATAGCTTCGTTTTGTGTATCTGGTAAAAGTGATATCTGTCTTTCGACAAAAATATTCTCTGAAAACTGCTTGAGCTCGGTGTCCACGAATTTTTTCGTAAGATTATTATTCATAAAATCTCTATCCCAAGGATTCTTACAAAACATACACATTGGATCTTGTGTTCCACCTAAAATAAAAGTTTGACAACAAGTTCTACACGCAGAATTATCATTGTCGCACCCTTTGCAGATTACCGGCAGGTGGTTAGACTTGTTAAACTTTTCACAGCAGATAGAACAATCCATCGTTTATTAATTATCTATGAAAGATATTTCTAAGTCGGTTAAAAAATTGCAATAATTATATGGAGACGGCCGGGCTCGAACCGGCGACCCTAGGCTCATAAGACCTATGCTCTGACCAACTGAGCTACGCCTCCATATAATTATTTTAGTGAAATTTATTGACCACCTCTAAGTCTTAATACTAGATGGAGTGTAGATTCTTTTTGAATATTATAATCAGAAAGATTTCTACCATCTTCTAGTTGTTTACCAGCAAAAATCAATCTTTGCTGGTCAGGTGGAATACCTTCTTTATCTTGTACCTTCGCTTTAACGTTTTCAATCGAATCAGACGGTTCAACTTCTAGGGTAATAGTTTTACCAGTTAATGTCTTAACAAATATCTGCATACTATTTACTCAATATAATTATATATTTTTCCTTTAAGTTGATTTATTTTCTGCATTTTCATTTTCAATTTTTACATCAATGTATTCATCATAAATTTCGTTGTATTTATCTGTTAAATCTGTATAATCATCTAGTAGATTTAGATATTTCTTTTCTAGTTCTTCGCTGAATGTATTTAGTTCTTCGTTTTTTCTGCTGATACATTCGTTTGTATTAGAAAGAGCTGCGTTTTGATTTACAAGATTTTGATTACTTTGTTTTATTTCTGTAATTTCTTGAATGTTTTTGTTGTAACTTTCATAAATTTCTGAATAATTTTTATAAATAAAATTGTAAGAACTAAGAGTTCTTTTTACTTTATTTACGTTTTCTACGATTGATCGCCGAAGACAAGAAATTTCTTCATTTTTCTTTTTAATTTCTAATGTAGTTTCCTTTTTAAACTTAATGTTACATCGTTTTGCGTAACGAAATGCTCGATCTGTGTATGTATGATACTTTACCATCTTAATTATTAATATAGTATGTCTTTAAATTTGTGTAATAATTCAAAAATTAAAATGAATTTGATTTTATAAAAATGGCACCGGACCCTGAATTAACTGCTAAAGTTATGAGATTACGTTGGAAAAAAGGAATATCATTAGCAGAAGCTTGGGCAAAAGTAAAGAGACCGAAAAAGAAGTCTGATACAAAAGATAAAAAGAAGAAAACAGAAAAGAAAGAAAAGAAACCGCAGAAGAAAAAGGAAACAAAAGAAGATAAGAAAAAAGCCAAAAGAACAGATTCAAAAAAATTAAGAAAAACAAATAAAACATAAATATAAATGTAGATGTAAATATAAAAGTAAATGAAAAGGATTGATATATGGAAAACATGTAATAGAAAAAATCCTGAATTTGAAAAGTTTTTAGCAGGGGGTATATCAGAAAAAAATATAATAAGGGGAAAAATGTACACAGAAAAAGAATTCGGTAAAGTGTTCAGTATTGATACTCCAAATAATATTTTACCATTAAAAGTTTACCCAGATCCACATTCTGTTATATTAGTTAAGAATAAGTTTTTAGAAAAAGGAATTGCTATATTTGATGCAAATGGTTACATTGACGGCCCAAGAGACAAACCTTATGTTGATACAGACAATATTCCGTTTTACGTAGGTTTTAAAGATGATACTTATGAATTATTTGACCCAATATCTCCTCAGAGAGCTTTAAATAGAGGAGAAAACTCTGTTAATCCTGGATATTGTGGTATATTTGGTATCATATTTATGGTTTATTTTAAAAATACTTCTCGTATAAATAGTTGGAACATGTCTTGGGTTAATTTTGTTAATATAATTAGAGAACCTTTTGAAAAAAATAAATACAGTGATAGTATTGCTCTTCAAATGGCGGCAGACGTTCAATTGATAATCAAAAATAATACAAATTATTCTGTTATGGAGAATGAAATATTAGATAAAATTAAACAATACTTTAGTAAAGTTAAAATATCATTTCCCGGACAAACGGCTAAGAGGAAAAGAACAGGTTTTGGTAAACAAAAATATAAGTATAATAACAGAATGTATGTAGTTCATATTGGACCAAGAGGAGGTAAATATATATTTGTCAATAAAGTTAAAAAATACATCAATATTTAAGTTGATTTATTTAAAACTAAAATACAATTTATTATTAATATGAAAGGGCGTAAAGTTTCTATTAATAATGAACTGAAAAAAAAGTTAACAGTTGTTCCTTTTATACCAGGAGCACCCTCTCCGGTGAGTTACGCGGTTTATAAAACGGCAAATAAATTTATGTACACTCCAAGATATTATAACACCGAAGGAGAATTAATACTAAATGAAATAACTAAATGTAATATAAATATATCCGCTGAACCAAGAGAATATCAAAAAAATGCGATAACAGAAATACATTCGTCCATAATCAAAAATGGATCTTGTATAGCGTGTTTATACACTGGGTGGGGTAAAACTTTTGCAAGTCTTTACATAGCTAGTTTATTAAAAGTTAAAACACTGGTTATAGTAAATAAAGAATCTCTTCTTGAGCAATGGTCAGAACAGATAATTAAATTTTTGGGTATAAAACCCGGCATAATTCAAGGTTCTAAAATAAACACTGAACCGGATGTATGTATAGGAATGATACAGAGTATTTCTATGAAAGAATACGATTATAATTTATTTGATTGTTTTTCCTTTACTATCTTTGACGAGACTCATCACTATTGTAGTAGGGTTTTTTCAAATGCATTTTATAAGATAGGTTCGTTTTATAATTTAGGGCTATCTGCAACACTTAAAAGAGCCGATAAACTTGATTTTGTACTTGAATGGTTTTTATTTAAACCAGCTGTTAATGTTCAATTACTTATAATAGAACCCGAAATACATGTTCATAATTTTTATGAACACCCTGAAACAACTATAAAATATCTTCCAAACGGCAAAGTAAATTCTCCGGCCAGCATTACAAGCATAACAGAAATAAATTGCAGAACAGAATACATCTTAAATTTAATAAAAGAGTGTTATAACTGCGATAGAAAAATACTTGTACTCACAGATCGTAAATCACATTGTGATTTTATGTATACACAATTAAAAGAAAGTTATTCTGTCGGAATATACTACGGAGGAATGAAACAAGAAAATCTTAAAAAGTCTAATGATTGTAGAATAATAATAGCAACTTATCAAATGGCGTCAGAAGGTTACGATAATCCGGCTCTAGATACGTTAATATTAGCTTCTCCGCGGGGTAACGTAGAACAGGCGGTTGGTAGAATTCTCCGCAGAAAAAACGAAAATCCTGCCCTCGTTATAGATGTCAATGACTGTGTTTCGATATTCAATAATTGGAATAGAAAGAGACAATCATTTTATAAGTCTAAAAAATTTACTATTTTATTTAAAACTGAACAAATTCAAGAAGAGAAAACTGAGATATTAGATGTATATTCATTAAGAGATATTTAATGGCGAGGCGAGTGACCGGCGCTTGTTGGGTGACGAGTATGATAGTTTGATACAACGCCGTGGTGGGGGTGGTTAGCACCGGCTAGAACATGGAGCATTTTCTCCTCTTCCTTATCCCAGTGCTTATCTAGATGTTTCATATGACTTGGTTGCTTGTGAATATCGAACTTTTTCATGGTATATGGATTATAGTAATGTTGAGTAGCTGCTAGTCTTGTTAAACGCTCTGTATCGACTTTCTCAGCTACCGCTTCCTTTTCATAATCACGTACCCAATGAGTGTCAGTTATCTTTTTGCCCCCAGATAAGAAATTAGGATCTTCATCTTTTCCATAAGGGACATCATATGTATCATAGCCACCTCCCTGTGCATACAAAGGATCAACAATTCCTTGACCCTTCCCTAGATGAAGATCCCCGTATAGTTCTTCATAAAGATCGTTACCAACACCGTTATCATCAAGACTCATGCGAGCTACGGAGTTAGCTTGGGAATTAACACGCCCATCTGAGGAAAAAGTACTCTTATTCTTAAATTCGCCTGTCATAAACAACACTAATACAAGTGCAGCTAAAGCAGCAAGACCAAGTAACATCATAGTCTTCATTGTTCTTTTATTTAATTAAATATATTTTTTTTTTCAATAAATATTTAACTACCAAGGAATTTCTTCACCGTTAATTATTTTTTTCCGCAAAATTTTATTTATTTCAAATAGATCTTTATTTTCGTTTAATAAAGAATAAACGTATTTATTATACTTTGGATGACCACCGTCGTGTATTCTTCTTGATGTATTAATTGTTAACTTACCCCTTTTTGTTGGCATTAAAATTAAATTATAACCAGAATCTATATCATACTGGCTATTAATTATATTAATGTGAGTTTTCCATTCTAATGGAATTATATGATGTACCTGAACTTTTTCGTGTAAATTAAATCTATGTTTGTAAATTATAAAGTCGCGCCTTAAGAAGTTTGCAAAAAGAAACATTATAATTTTCATTTATATTATAATATAATTTAATAATAATATAAATGAAACAAATATTTACAAGAGAACGTTTAATAACTATAATAGTAGTGTTTTTTATAACTGGTATCTGGGATGTTATCCTAAGAGCCATGTCTGAAGGTTACGTTGATTTTTTGGGTATAGAAAATATGAAATGGGTCACTACATTAAAAGATTATTTTAAATATCATACTGTATTGGGTGCTGCTTTGCTAGCTGCTTTCGTTGGAGCTATTGCTTATATTCTAATAATTTATACGTTTGATTTATTAAACGTAAATAATATTTTTAACCAGATTGTAATAGTATTTTTTATATCAGCGCTTGTTGGAATACCTATGAGATATTCTGGTCTGTTTCCAATATTAAACAAACATTACTATGAACCTCTTGGGTTTACCTATTCTTTTATAACAGATGGTATATCTGGTGTCGTAGTTGCTATTACGTTATTTTTTTTACAATTATTTATTAACTAATTAGTAAATGTCGGACTTGCAGTTATTAATAAGTACTCTTCGGTCAAATCCGTATTATACAAGACTTATGGAAATTCTTGTAATAAACGGACTTTTAGATATATTCGAAGAAGAATTAAAAGATGGTAAAATAGATTATTTACCTCTGGTTATAAATTTACTTGAGTTTTTAAAAAAGAATAAAAAACATTATTCAAACTTTAGTTCAGATACATTTGAAAACATAATTATATTATCGATAGACGAAGTTTTAAATAAAAAATTCAAAATAGATCTAGATGAAGAACAATTAAAAATGGTTCTACAATTAGTCAAAAATTCTTATTTATTTAAAACTACTTATGTTTACATTAAGGACATTCTAATAAAAATTTTTACTAAATGTAAATGTAAATGTAAATGTAAATGTAAATCATGTTACAAAGCTGACGACGTAATTGTAAATGTAAATGAAGAACTTGATAAATCTAAACATCCTAGGATTTTGGAGCTAGACAATATTTAATCTGACCAAGATTAGCAACATTATATAATACAGTAAGCGGATAACCAGTTTTAAGATATATTTCTACTGTACCGCATAAATTTGTAGACTTAGTGAATAACTGTACATACTTAATATTATATAAACCAGTTTGTTCTTCTGAGTTAGAAATGTCATTGTTTGTTTCGTTAATGGCTATCATTTGTTCTGCAAAATCTCCCACAGCCTTAAGTGTTAAATTATTTGCATTAGAAATAAATTCTATTTCAGAAGAAATATTCGCAAGATCTGAAATGTAAGTCTGAAAATCAGAAGAGGGCATTGTTATATAAGATTCAAATTCAATGTCCGGTATGTTATATATCTTTTCATCCATATCTAGAAGTTTAATCTTACTAGTTATAGTAGACTTTTTGTCGCTGTTTTGTGATTGTATAAACATGCTGCTCTCTTCGTTGTTGTATATAGTAAAAGAAATCGTGTCTGTATGCTTAATACCTTTTAGTATCTTAAAAACAGATAATAAATTAATACCAATGTTTACAGGACGTTCACAAACGTATTCTTCAAATTTATCATTCATTAAATACAAATTAACTATAGCGGTTTGTGTTCCATCTATAGTTGTCAACTTTAATCCTGTAGAATCGCCTTTGAAATTAACGTCTGAAAGTATATTCTTTAAAGATTCAAAAAGAATTCTTATAGCATTTGTTTGAACAGTTTTAAATCTAAATAAAATCTCGTTATTAGACATTATTTAGGTTTAAATTAATTTTTTCTTTTAAATTAATTAATCTTCTTTTGTAACAAATTCAAAATCTTTGAGCTTGTGTTCATCTCGTGGGTCAACTGCTGCATGACGTTTCCATACTAACTTACATGGGAGTTCTTTTGTTATACACTTCTTTCCATTTAGAGGAGTCTCATTTGAAATCATTATAAAACTTCCGTTATTAAAATCAAAACTATCAAAATCTGGATGATCAGCAAGAGCATCTTCTAACTTTATAGGCGAAGCCCTGTCGTTATAAAAATTTGTTAAAGGGCCCAGATATGGAGTAATATAATTACTTACATCCACTCCATTAAGAATCATCGTCTCTGGATAATACTGGAATCTTGGTTCTTGAACTTTAAATACATAAAAAGGAAATGTAATATCTTTATCATACGTGATATATTTCATTAGTTTTCCATTAAACATGTACTCAATTGTGATGTATTTAATTTTATTTGCTTCGTCTATTTCAGCTATTTCTTCGTCAGTAAGTTCCAACTTATTCATTGTAGAATTGTCTACAAATTTAATTCTATAACAAAGAAGATTATACTCATCCTTCTCATACGGATCTTCAAAAGATCTAAATTTCAATGGATAAAACATTCTGTAAATCTTATGAATAAAATATCCTAAAAATCCAATAGTTGAAAAAGCGTATAATGACCACATTATTTAATTAGATTATATAAAGATTCTTTAAATTTATTTATTAAAATGGAAGAAGCTATTAAAAAAAGGGGGCGTAAAAAGATAATTCAAGAACCCGTAGAAGTTATTCCAGAACAACAAGAAGAACCTATCAAAAAGAAAAGAGGTCGCAAAAAGAAATGGGAAACAACTCCCTTTAAAAATAATTATTCAACAGAAGGAACTGAAAAAGTGAGTTTTAAAGAATCAGACGCAATTGATGCAGAAAAATACACAACGAATGCATTAAATTTTGGAAACCTTTGTATTAAAGTACATGACAATAAAGATACTGAACAGGATGCTAGCTTAGATAACTATTTTGTAAATAAAAAAGATACAGAATGTGAAATACAATTGTCAAGCGACGAAGAAGATACGTGCAATGTTAAAAAAGATTATAGTAGACAATTGAGACATTATGTAAATAATATAGATTCAACGTATACAAAACTAAAAGCAACTAATATTAGGTGTTTTAATTGTCATCACACATTTGAAAACATTCCATTTTTTTTACCCTTCGATTATTCAAATTCTTTAGATCGTTATAAATTATTTGGTAATTTTTGTTCTCCAAATTGTGCAAAATCATATTGTATGAATAATAAATCTTTCGAAAACAAGCTTTATCTAATTGGACAGTTCTATAGAAAATTGTTTGGACCAAATTTTAGAATACCCCCCGCTCCAAGTGTATTACATTTAAATACATATGGCGGTAAAATGACTATAGAAGAATTTAGAAAATCATTCTATACAAATTCTAGATACACTATAAATAATATTAATTGTAAAGTAGTTTATATAAATTAAACTACTTAGAGTATAACTTAATAGCTATTATTACAAGAATTGCTAAACACATAAGTATATAATTATTAGTGATGTTACTTCTAAGTATAGATGTTTTATACATTACTACTAATTTATCGTCCATTGACAAATTATTGAAATTATCTTCCAATAAACTATAGTATAGTTCTTTCCTGTCGCTAAATAGAGTTTTATAAATTTCATCAAAAAGATGCTGATTAGACGGAAGTCTATTATTCATTGACGCTCTTGCTCCCACGGGATCGTGTGTCGTGGTTGTAACAGTGGGCAAATTATATCTTTTTGAAATTTCCTCTGAACTATCATCTGGTTCAAGATCTACTTCCTTTTTAACTTTTTTGTAATATAACACCATTTATTATATATTCTATAATTTATTTTTTTTTTAAATTATTCTACAAATTTATAGCTCTCTTGCCTTTCTGATTTATAGTAACCTCTTTTGAAGTTTCTATTGAACCACTAGACTCCGAGTCGGTATCTCTTAGCATACTAGACAAATTCATAGAAGGACCTGTTATTTCTTGAGTCGATACTCCAGCAACTGTCGGTTTTTGTGAAGACTGTTGCGCCATCGCCGCAGAAATATTCTTCATAATTTCTGAATTCTGTAAACCATTTAAACCACTTGGCATAGCTGAACTGAATAAAGATTTTGTTAGATGGAACATAAAAGCGCTACCAACAAGTGTTACTAACAATTGCAATTCTGGAGGTAAGTCTGCTCTATTTTTATACCTTTCGTGTAGCTTTGCGAAAATTGATTCATAGTCATCTAGATTTTCCATGACTGATTCTGACCAACCATCGAGTTTTGCACCAATAGGATCAAATCTCTTATTTGCAAATTCCAATCCAGTTACAGCCGCCATTAAAAGTTTTTGTTGAAATTTTACACTTGCATCAACTTCTGCATTATTTTTATGAAGCTCTAGTTCAAATCGAAGACCTGATAATTTAGAAGACATAGAGTACTTTTTTGTAAGAACTATACCCTTTTTCTCTAGAGCAAGAAGTTTAAGAAGAATATCTTGCTTTTCTAGTTTTGGATCCTTCTTGTGTTTAACAGGCCCTTCGGAACCAGAATCTGAATAATCAGAATACTCAGAGCCTTCTTCTGAACCACCCGAGTCTGATTCTGAAACTTCCGATCCTGAGTCAGAATCATCTTTATCCGGTTTTTGTTTTGTCTTCGCGCTATTAACAAAATTTTGATAATCATCTGGGTTAAATTTAGAATTGCTTTTCATTGAACTAGATTTATGTTTTTTTGGCATTGAAATCTGTGGTTCAATTGTGCTCCCAGATGCAACCGAATCGTTATCTGATTCAGAGTCCTTAATTACGTCTATACCTCCTACATTTATTGGATTTTTAACACTAACAGTGGGTCTAGAAGTTTTATCTGTTTCTACTTTAATTTTTGGTATAAAACCGCTCATATTATATTCTTTTATTTCTTTTTTTTTACTTTTCTCCGAACGAGTAAATAATAAATTAACGGGGCCTTTTATGCTATAATTATTAATTATATCATCCATAAACTGTATAATTAACAATTAAACCAAATTTTTATATTAAAGAGCTTAAAAACAATGTACATTTTTTAAATAAATGATAACTAATAATATAATATATGCTGCTGGAATACTTTTTTATTCTAAAAGTATAGACCAAACTCCTTATTTTTTACTTGGTAAAGATTTTGAAAATAGATGGTCTAACTTCGGAGGAAGATGCGAACTTAGTGATAAATATGATTCAGAAGTAACGGCTGCTAGAGAAGCATGGGAAGAAACTTTGGGAGCAGTCTATGACTATGAAAATATGAGGAGTCTTATTAAAAATAAAACAGCGAAGTGTATAACATCAAGAACACCAAGTGGTCATCCATATTACATGTTTGTTGTAAAAATACCATTTACAACTTCATATAGAGATAGATTTACATCTACTAAAAAATTTATATCAAATATACAAGTCGATAAGAAATTTTTAGAAATAAATGACATCAAATGGGTGTCATTGAACACTATCAAATACTCTATTGAAAATAAAAAATCATTCATCAAGTTAAGAACTGTCTTTGAACAAAATCTCGCCACTTCTATGGATGAAATAGTTAATTTTATAGATTAATGTTTGATTATTAATTTTTTACGATGTTGTTGTACTTGTACAATTGGAGTAGGACCGCCTGTTTCTCTGGCTGTAAAACAAGTCTTATTAAATTTATTTTTTTGTTCTACTTTGTGCACTACATCTTCTGGATTAATTTTCTTAGTTGTTATTTCTTTTGTACCCGTTCTATCGAATCCAAATTCATTTTTCTTATGTATTTTTTCAAATTCGCGGGGTTTTAGATGTAAGTCATTCTTTGAAGTTGTAAATCCTGGTATATAGTGACCCGTTATTTCACAATCTTTAACTCTTATTATTCTTGGCATATCTTTAAAATGAGAATCTGATAATTGACTACTTCTCGTTTTAAAACTGATGTCTATTTTATCTTTGAAGTCTTTTGTTAATGCACGTGTTTTTCTTGGTTTAATTTCTGGTACAGAAATAATAGGACTGTCTGATTTAGATATTGTAAGACCTCTTTCTGTGTTATGTACTTTTTTATTCATCATAGATCTTTGATTTAGACCATTTAAATTACCATTATTACGTCGCCACTCTGCTGGTAAAAGAGAAGTTGTCATTTAATACTTAGTAAATATTTTTTTATTTAAAATTATAATTAGACTTCATTTGATTTATAGAATGTTTTACAGGGTCTAATTTTTGCATCTTAGAATGGATATCAGCATGATCATGAGCAACATGAACCGACATTATATCTGGTTTTGCTTTTATCTCTACCTGACTTGGTGTAACTCTGTATATTTTTTTAGAAGCCCTGCCTGATACTTCATCTGAATCAATTTTACGAACATCTGGTAAGATTTTGTTTTCATTTGCAGTTTGATTTCTTATTATGGCAATAGCTCTATCCATAAATTTAAAACCTTCTTTAAATTGAGATTCATCTTTTGGTAATATGATCTGACTACGTAGTGCTTCTGCCTTTGGATTTCTTGTCATTGTAGAAACTTTGCTTCTAAGAGTATCCTTAGCTTGAACATCTGCTAAATAATTTACATCATATGGAAAATTGTTTTTATACGATAATGTATTTTTAACTAGACCGTATTTTCCAATTTCTCTCTTTGTAGTAGTTGTCCACTTGTCTGGTCTAGTATTTGGAGCGTTCCCCGACGTTACATTAAGATTAACTATACGTTTGTCAGGCTCTAATCCGTTACCTACCTTTAATGAATTGCCCATTTTATCAAATTCTGGCGTAACTTCTATTTCTTCCATTATTTTATCTGCTATCTCATCGGCAGATAGATTTTTATTTTCATCAACTTTTAGCTCTGGGCTGCTCATTTCAGTTATACTTCCTAAGTTTATATATAAGCCGATTAAAGACAAAAGTATTATTACAATAACTAATGACTGCATTATTATTATAATTAAATATTTTAAATTATCTGATAATTTACTATATTTAATTTAAATTTCTGTTCGACAATTTGGACAAGTATTTGATTTCCCTGTTAACCACTTTTTAATACAACCTTTACAAAAAATATGATTACATTTAAGTTTAATGTTTAATTTTTTATTTTCCATGCAAATTGCACAGTTTGTTACATCGCCGCATGTTTCTAAATTTTTAAATTCATCTTCTGTCAATTTATTTTTTTCTTCTTCTAGATCAATTGGATAATCTAAACCAAGCATCAAAGAATGAGACATTGCGATTATCAAAGGATGCAAGAAGACATCTTCTTGTTGAATCTGTGGTACATCAGCTGGATCAACTTCGTTTACAGAGAGTTGATTATTCTCATTTCTAGTTACTACTATAGTTCTGACGTTTGAAGACATCCACATACTGGACATTTATTATGATACAATATTTTTTTAAACCTCTTTAAAATCTTTTTGGTTTCTAATTAATCTAATGTTCTTATTGTCTAATTCATGTGATAAAGATTCCTTTTTATCAGGTGGGAAAATTCCAAGACTGTCCGGGTTTACAAGGGTTTGGAATGGTTTTTCAACTTTGTGGCGAATTAGAGGTTTATTGTGTAAATAGTATGTGTCACGAATTTCATTTTCTGCGTCGCATAGTATATAATAAGTGTTATGCTTAGGCATTTCTTTCTGCACAAATCTTGAATGTACCCCTGTCTTATCTCCTTGGAGATTTAAATTTTTTGTACGGTCTTTTTCAACTTTTGGTTGAAGACGTCTAGTACCATGGTCTTCGTGTTTATAAGTTAAATTACTCATAACTACTGTATTTTTGTGATGACTTTGTGTTGGAATACCCGAGTGCATCACAGAGTAATCTATTGGCACAGACGTTTTGTTTAAGTATCTAGTTGGGTGCGATACAGAAATCAAAGGACTATCTCTACTTTTAACGTACTGATGATCTGTTTTTGCCATTTAATATTAATATTATATTTTATTTTTAAAATATTCTTTATGTAAATGATAAATTTTTACCAATTAAACTATGTAGTTGTTTAGCTGTACCTGTTGGAACTTGTTTCCCCATTGATAAATACTCAGATGGTTCTCTTTTTGTAGCAACTACTTGACTTGGCATTTTGTTTCCCTCAAAGAAATAAATACTTTTCTTTAGTTGTGTGTTCGGTGGAGAATAATCTAATGTTACTTCATTTTCTACATTGACGTTATAATCTTTTATAGTTTCGGCGCCCATTTTTGATAAACCTACTTTTAAATTTTCCTGCTGACTTTCTATTAGTTCCTGAGCTTGTGTATATGTTTTAAGTTCTTTGTTTAACTCAATAGACATTTCAGCTGAATTGTATGTTAGCATGTATATAATAACAGACAAGAATAAAGAAATACCCCCTGCTAGGAAAATTTCATTTGCATGACTATTAAATAGTATTGCAAATACTACTGTTACTACTATTATAAGCCTTGTTAGAGAATTAAATTTGAAATTTTTGTCGTCTCCTGAGAAAGGATTGATATTTGAAGAATTAAATAATGAGCAAAAGTCACTCAACCAATATGTTGTCATTTAATAGATATCTAAGAATTTAATTTTGTTAAAAAGTCTACAGAAAAATTAGAAGTGTGAAGATTGTTTATTTCTTTTTTGTAGTCAGATGCATATAAAGAGTTATACTTATCAAATAATTCTTTATTTTTTCCTACTATTATCTCACCAAGGACAAAAAGAGATTGAACATAGTCCCATACTGCTTTTTTTGTAGCAGGGGTTAAGACGTCCCAGTATGAATCTAATCCACAGTCATCAGTAAAGTTTCCAAACATATTAGCTCTTTCTTTTATTTTTTTATCTTTTAGGAAAAAATCGTCATTTCTTGAAACTATTTCTCTTTTATATTCAACACAACCAGCCATAAATAAATTAACCGGTACAGACGGAGACGTCGCCTTAATTATCAAAAACCCTCTTCTATAAGCGGTGAGTTTTTCACTGGGAAACGCTGAAATAATTTTTTCAAGAAATTCTTCAAATAATGAATTAAACTTTGTTATCTCTTTCGACATATTTACTATACATATATGTAATTTTTTTATATGCTTTTAAATAAATAATTAAAATATACAGATATAGTAAATATGTCAACAGAAGTCAAGATCAATGGTATTAACATGTTTATAAATAAATTAGAATCTGTTGAAGAAATAATAGACATAGACTCTCTTAAAACTGCATTTGAACTAGATGAAGGAGAAAGTGGTTTTTATAAATTAACATTGTCTCAAAAAAAGGTATTTGGAACAGAAACTATAAATGATACATACAATAGACCCCCGATTGGTCCTATACAAGAAGGACTTTATTGTAGTTATTGTAGTAATATTGGCCCAGATGATCATTCTGAAACGTGTGACTTCCCAGAAGAAGATAGTTTATATTTAACAATTTCTGGGTTTAATGACTACATTATTAGAAATGTAGAATACCAAGGGGATTATAAAAATTTAAGAGATAATATCTTAAATAAAACTGTTACACAAGAACAGGTAAACGATATTTTACTTATTCCTGATGAAATATTAGTACAGGATGGAAATCTAGACATAGACTCAAATTTAAATATATTAACTAATATATCTTATTTTGGTATATACAAAAAAAGAGGACCAAAAAAATTAGCTGCAAAAACAACTACGACGCAATTTTTAAACAACGTTATAATTTCTTATGAAAACGAGAGCGTTAAAACATCTATTCGCATAAGTAAAAACGGACTAATAAATTTAATTAATATACCCAATAATAGACAGTCTATAAAGACATTAATAGATGAGCTAATCAAAAGAATAAATGATTCTGGTTCTGTTAACTATGAAAACTTTAAAAATTTAACAGGTTATGATACATATGTATTTATATCAGACAAATCTTATATACATTCTATGTCTGGTCAATTTACGTTGGGTGTACTAGAAAAACCAGGCAATCAAATTGATTTTGAAAATTTAGACAATTTAATAAGCCCTTTTGATTCAATGGGTAATTTAGTTTCAAGTGATTTTACAAAGATAGAAATTTATCCGTTTGGAGATAATATAATCAATTTTAATGGGATAAAGATAATAGACTGGGAATACTCTATAGGCAGATTAACAAGAAATCAAGTAATGTCTAAAGAATACATTAAGTTTGTGTCTGTACCGGCGAATGGTGTTAAATTAACTTCAGTGATTAATAAATTTGGAGTTATAATGATGACATTATCTTTATGCAGTGATAAACAAATTAGAAGAGGACTTTGTGGACAAGGCTCTACTCCCGTAAATCAAGATATGTTTAATAATGTAATGATTTCATTTAATAAACTTTTTGAGTCTGAACAAGACATTTTACTTAAAAAATCATTGACAAGCACTGTTAAAACAGCCACTGCTTTTAATACAGTATCTGGTTATGCACCAAGTGGTAAAATCTGTAGACTTACACGCACGCGTGACTCTGGGGATAAAACATATAAAGAAGGTATGAGACCAGATCCGTATTCTTGGAAAGGAACCTGTCCGGATCCAAATTATCAATATTTAAAACCAGAAGGAGTTCAAGACACTGACGGTCTTTGGTACCCGTGTTGCGAAACAAAAACAAAAGAATCCGTAGAAATGATGAAAAAATATCTACTAACTGGGTTTCCTCGTAATAAAGAACAGGCCGAAATGTACAATATAAAAAACGGACAGGACATGGGTTCTGGTATTATAGTGTCCGGAAGTAATATTATAGGAGCGAATGCTTTAGTTAATATAAATGGAAAATTTCAACAAGTAACTGTAATTAAAAAGTTGAGTAAAAAATCAAATGAATATATAGTTAAAACATCTGAAGGGAAAAATGTTACAGTAAAGGGTACAGATTTTCAAAGAGATTCTAGAGTGTTCCCCGGACTAAACACTTTTAGACGCCAACAACTTCTAAATTGTATACAAAAGAATCTATTTAGATTTGATCTTATTGTAGAAAGTGATGGAAAATTAATGAAAAATGATACATCTGGTTTAAATGAAAAATATAACAAAGAAAATGCAGACAAATTTGTATCAATACTTGATCCAAGAACAGTTGATTTATCTAACTTAACTTATTACAATATAAACAGATTTACACGAGATGTATACAACGTTAGAAAAGTTCCAAACGATTCTTACAATTTCTTTTTAGTATTGAGTCCGGATGGAAATTTTTACATAAATGAAAAATTAAAGTCTATAGAATGCCAAATTTCTAATAAATTCACCGATACTATTATATTAAATGGATTTTTAAGATTTAACGACATCGAGTTTAAAAATGAATATCATATCACAGACTTATTGTACTATAATGAAACTTTAATAAACAACCAGTTTGATCAAAGATATATTATATTATTTGATCTTCAGAATTTAATGTTTACGAGTATAATAGATGAAATTTTAATTTATCCGGATGTATATTCAAATGTAATAGAAGGATCTTATGAGATAATAGATACAAATAAACAAGTAAAATTAATATTTATAGATTCTAAATGTTGTAATTATATTATATGGGGAAATAAAGATAATTATCAAGACATTATTCAGCTTCAGATATTAGAAAAATCTAAACAGACTATTAAATTTGGTTACGATAATGAAAGCATACCCGAAGGTATTGGTTTGGACTTTTTAAGTAGCTACACTTTTAATAAAAGAGAAATACCCGTAGATCTTTTTGTAAATGATTATTTTAATATCAAAATAAACAGGGACTCTGCTGGAAATGTGGTACCAAATAGAAAAATATCAATAATGGATAAATCCGAAATGTTTAAAACATTTGAAGAAACTATTGATATTTTACTTACTAAATTTAACCCAATTGAATACACCTTTTTCAGTGACCCAGATGAATGGGATACACCTGAAAACACTTACAGATTTTCAGATGGACTATTATTAAGTAGCTAACATCTGAGTTATAAACTTGAATAGATTATTAACGTCAATTTCGTTTTTCAAAAACTCTATCTCTATTTGAAATGTTTCATTAGAATCTTTATTCATTACAAAGCTTCTATCGGAATAGTCACCGGATGTTATAGCTGTAAAGTCTAATCTAAATAGTCCATTTGGTTCTGTTAATGATATTCTATATTTTCTGTAACTTTCACCGGTCGTGTTGTATTGTTTAACTTTAACTTCTGAAGACATAGCTATCCTTACATCATAGTTAATAACACTTTGCATAGTTATATCTATTTTAGATATCCTGTTCTTTATTATAGAATCGAAAAAGATATACTTTCCAAATTCATTAGAAAATATGTATCTTGTTCTAATATTTTCAGAGTACACGTCTATGAAATCATCTACAGTTTTCTGAAAACCAAATGATTCTACTTTTCTGAGTATATCTATAAACGATTGTTTTGATATCTTTGGATTAAAAGACTGTTTTAAAATACCAAACCGTAGCTCAATTTCTATTTCTTTATTAACATTTACATTTTTAATCATATCATTGATAAGATTTAATTGCTTCGATTCTAAAAGATTTATTGTTTTATAATTTGCTACACACTGTAAAAGTTTTGTCTTCGTAGAATACTCAAGAACCTTTTTAATTTCTGCTTTTGACGAATTTTCAGATAAATTTAAGAAGTAATAAAGATCGTTTATATTTACTGGATTTTTAAAGCTATTTATAACATTTAACACGGTTCTCAGTGCATTGGGCGTCTTTTTATCTTTTCTTATTTCTTTAAAGATAAATTTACCAGAATGATCGAGTGAAAATTCTGCTACATCATTGTCTTTAATACTTTGAGGAACCTGTACTATAACCTGTTTGTAATTTACTTGATATGGTTCTATGTTACCCCCCTTCGATACAAAGAGTCCCGCGGTTTGAGGCGAAACTTTTCTAACAAGCAAGTCTACGGTTTGTTCATTAGAAGGTTTCCATTTGTATTGAGTAGTTAGAAGTTTATCCCAGGAGCCTTTTGTATATAAAGTATCGGTTGCGGTAAAGATTAAACCATCTAGCTTAAGCGTCTTCTTTATAAAAACATTTATCTGTTTTCCGTATGTTTTCATTAAAAAATTGTAGAAATCTCTTCTGTTGCTAGACAACAGTGTTTGAAGATAGCCAGTTTTTGATTCATTATACAAAACTCTGTGACTTTTAAGACTTTCTAGAAAATATATAGGTTTTAGTTCTATATTAAACCAGTTTACAGATTTAAAAGCATCTGTTAATATTGGTTCTGATTTATTAAATCTTGAAGGAATTATTAGTTTATGAAGTATATCATACCTGTTAATGTATTGCCAAGGAAATGTCTTAAGTTTTCCATCTTCTGGAACGATAAAAGAAAACTCTTGTCCGATTATTTTTCCATCTTCTGAAGACACATCTATATTTTCTGGACCAAAAAGAATGTCGAAAGTCATAAAAGAAACACCTTTTACATATCTTGATTCTAATTCTTTATGAGCTATCCCTTCTTGATCAAAAAATACTATTTCGCCATCCAAAAGCATTTCTCGCGTGTTTACATACGGCAAAATATCGCGCGTATCATTGCGAACAGTATATATTTTCATATTTCTATCTATAAAACATACGGTTCTTTGTTTAACGCTGGTTGTTTCAGAATCTGGACCAATATACATCAATAGGCGAGTACCGTCTACCTTTTGTGTAACCGTATATTTACTTTTATTATCACGACCCTTTGTCATTAGATGAGCCATATCGCTTCTTTCTAATGTAACCGGAAGACCTCCTATAAATTTAGACATATCATAGTTTTCATTTTTAGCCAAAAATTTAGTTATTAATTTTTGAAACTGTTGCTCAACTTTTGGATCGCGTAACAATTCCATTATATGTATTATAGTTATAATACATTTTATTTTAATATTGATTATTTTCTGCAAATAATTAATACTATAAATAATATAATAAGTATTAAAACATTGGTAATATTTCCATTTAATTTACTAATTAAATATATTATTTCCCACGCGGATTTATTTTTGTCTAATTCAATTAAGTTAATAAAGAAATCTGAGATGATTTTGTTACTGTTCCATGTCTGTCTATTTTCAGTTTCCATAAAGAGTTGAACTATAAGTGGATATTTATATACAACTACATCATCACAAAAATAATCAGCGTCTATATGACCATTGAAATTGTTTAGTTTTATTTTTTGTGTTAAAGTATGTCTATGAGCTTTTGATATAATTTGCGCATGTGCTCCGCAAATAATAGAACTTTTATAAAAATTTTCATTTATTTTTGTAAATTTTCCATAATTTGCAAATGAAAAAATTTTAAATGTTCCAGAAATATATTTATCTACTATTTCGTAGTGACTTTTTGTATAATATAAAACTTCGGCGTCTTCCTCTAAAATAATTACATTGTTCATGTTTTTGCTGTATTCAAAAGCTGTATAATAAGCATGTACAATATCACTATTTGTTTTTACAATTGTAGATGGTTTTCTACAGGCTCTAAAGCCTTTATTATATTGAAATACGGTTTTTTTACTTAAATTTAATATAAAAGGGTCATATTTAAATCTAGTTGAATTTTCCATTATTAAAATAATTGTTATGTCAACATTTTTAAGAACAGGGTCAACTGTCTCTTTTATAATTTTATATGAATAACAAGACATTTATAAATTTAAAATATATTATTATCTATCATTTGGCGCGAGATACTTCATATTAAGAAAATTAAAGATGTCCTGTTCTGTCTCTGGATATTCTTTAGCTATTTTAAGCATGTATTCATCTTTACTGACCAATCTCCCCGTTATAGATCCGTGTGTTAAATTTCTTTCATTTAGAGAATAGCCTAATTTAAGAGCGTGATTTCTAATGTTTACATTAAATTCTTTAGAACCAGTGGTAAAAAGTAAAGCAAATGGATAAACACCTGCTGGATAATAAAATATATCTAGATGACGATATATTTCATCAATTGTAGCAACGGCCATTATTTTAATAGGACCTTTTGATATAACATTCTCCGGGGATACGATATTCTTCTTTATTAAATTTGCATAAAAAGTATTCATGAGATCTTTGTTATGAGTACTTGTTGTAATTAACGCATCTATGTCTCCAGAGTCTTTTTTCTCGCGCCTATAAGAACCAGTGATTACAAGTTTACCAGTTTCATTAAGTTCACTAAGCGTTTCGTTAAAAGTATCTTTTAATATTTCTTCCCAATTGTTCATTTCAGATCTTGGAATTCGTTTTTCTAAATCGTCATAATGTTTCAGCCCTATAGCTTGCTTATCATTAATTATTTTTTTATTTATACTATAAAGTTCTTTGAGTTCGGAGATAGTTGTTATTTCTTCGTCGCGATATAACTCAGAAGCTTTAGCTGGTCCTATTCCTGGTATTTTTGTTAAATTTTCTACCGCTACTGCTTCTAGATCTGCTGATATATTATCAACTTCGCCAGTTTTAAGTATAGCGTCTATCTTTTGAAGTATAGTGCTTTTCCAAGTTCCATTTTTTGCTTTAAAATTTTCTTCATCTTTTAATTGCATTCCATTTTCACGGAAAACTTTAATGTAATCTTCGACCGTGTTTAATGACATAGTATCACTGAGAATGCCGATTGCTTGTTTATAATATTTAACTTTAAAAGACCAGTTTTGTTCTTTTGATGCTGCTATTTTATTCATTATTTTTGTAAGTATTTGTTTTACTTGTCTAACAGAAACAGATTCTGGCTGTTTTGCAATGTCATCACGAATACCACGATAAACAGGGTGTCTTGGTATTCCATCATTAGTCATTTCCATATAACTAAATGAAACCACACTTCCAATGGGAATTTCTTCTGGATGTCCTGGAATTATATAGTTTTCTCTCTGTGAGTCTGTAAGACCTGTACCTATCTGTGTAAAAATTCCAGATGGTTTTGAATCTACAAGAATTTCGCAGTTTAAAGAACCTAAAAGTCCTTTAAGTCTTCCTTCTCCCATGGTGTACCCTCTAACTATGCATTCTGCGTCTTCTTTTATCTTGTATTTCAACATATATTTACTTCTTTTGGTTTCATAAGGGGATCCAGCTGCTCTAAGCATTATTCCTTCTGCTCCAGCTGATGTTAATTTATTGTATAAGTTTACAAGTTGTTCCATGGATTTAATTTTAACCTGCTCTGTGAATTGTAATGGAAATACTTTTTTATTTTCATACTTTAACTGATCCCAGCAATCTTTGCGGTCTTTTACTATAGTTTGTAACATTTTCATTCGCTGTTCAAATGGAGATTTCTCAGTAGGAATATCAAATACTTTGAATATAACAGGAGGATCTTCTTTTCCAGCCCATATATCATTTATTTGCGATTCTGTATAGCTTTTACCTGGTTTAATCGTAGAAAGTCTGCTAGTTTTTTGGAAAAGTCCTCTCCCTATCCATATTTCTCCGTCTAATGCTATACCCGGGGGTAAAGTCATCTTAAACCATTCTGGTACATAAGTGTATACCTTTGGTTTACCAACGCCAGAGCCTCTTGATATTATCTTTTCGCCGTCCCATAAAGCCCTGATACCATCCCATTTTTCAGATGCCCACCAGTTTATAGGTGGTTCTAAAATTTTCAACTCTTTGGATAATTTATCTGATAATTTAATAATACTTCCAGTTTTTGAATCATATAAATTCTGCGCTGTCATAACCTTTAGATTGTCAATGTATGTTTTATCATCTGATGTAGATATAACTTGAACTTCCGGATAAACAGCTTTATAACCGGTAAAGCACATCTTATTTTCTTTATACTTTCTAAATTTTTCAAAAGAATCAAACCCAGATCGAAGTGATATTTTAATAAGACATCTAAGTAATTTTTGTCGTTGCAAATCATTTAACGACATGATTATATTAATATGATATAAAGTTTATTTTTAAGTAGAAAAAAATTTAGTAAATTAATATATCAACAATTATATTGAATTTGCTACAATATTTACAAGAAGCTCTTGATTGTTTTGCCGTACAATAGAGGATTTATTTGTATCTAAAATATCATCTAGATTATAGTGAAATCTTTTAATTAAAGTCTTGATTTTGTCACACCTTCCCATATATAAATTATCAGTTCCTTCGCAATTATACTTAATGAAACGTATATATACGCTATTTAAATTATCGCTTATAAATTTTATTATCTGTTCGTCATTAATTCCTTTACTCTGAGCTATATTGAAATAATCATATCTAAAAGAAACAATTATATTTGAAGAATTATCATCTAAATGCTCTAGTCCTTTGCATATACCATACCACATGTTTTTCCATCCTAATGTGGGTGCAAGACTTCCTCCTACTCTTCCATGAGTTTTTCCAACTAATTCAATAGATCGTTCGTCAATTATTAAACATCGTTCAGTTATATCTTTATCTTTAAAATAATTTTCGATTATTTCTCTTGATATAATAGTATTATCTTCTTTAATACATCTCCAAGATTCGTTCTTTTTACATTCTTTGTGTTTCCACGTTTGCAAAATAAATTTAATATTTTTAAAATTTGATTTTAATAATTTTACAAAATTCTTTAATCGGTCTGTATTAAATGAATCACGTATATGTCCTCTTATATAAAAATAAAATTCTGTATCATTATTAATGAAGGGTATTTTCTCCTCGATTGTATTTCCGCAACTGTCTCTATGAATGGACTGAAAATACTCATGTTTTTTTAAAAATACTGGCATATTTAAAATATATATATTATTTTTTTTTAAATTTTATTTTATCAACAGTTCGTTTATTATAATTTCTAGCTCGGGTAATTCAATGTGAGGTGTATTAGATACTATTTCTTCTTTTGAAGGATTTCTAGAATATTTAATCTTAAAATTATTTATAAAATCATTTACTCTAGAATACTTTTGTCTATAATTCTCTCTTTCTATTACCAATTGTTCAAGTTTGTTTCTTTCTCCTTGTTCTATATCTATATTCTTATTTTGACGTTTATATACTACATCTTTCAAAGAAGAAATTTCATTAAAAAGCTCGGGCTTAATAAGTCTGTTAAAGTTTTTAAGCTTTCTAACAACATCATTTTTATCTATCCCAGTAGTTAACTTTTTTCTAAAAGATTCTACAATGTCGCGGTCTATTTGTGGACACGTCTCCATTAATCTATCATACTCGTCTCTTGCGTTTTTAATAAAATAGTTTAAATCTGGGCGTTCCTCTGGTGATTTTATAAGTTCAATTCTTATGCTTCTATGGAATTTATCCCAAGCTATGCTAGAAGTTCTGTGGCTTTCTGTCAATTCATTAAGTTTTAAAAACTGCGCAACTGTTGTTATAATTCCTGCTAAAATGTTAACGCTACCTATTATAATAGAACAAGTGTCTTGATATTCTACCGGTATTCTTTCTAATGCAAAATTTGCAGTACCTGTTAATGTAGACATTACAATTACAGGTATAGTAAAAGCATTTCTTTTTGCAGAATATTTAAGATAAGATTTATTGTGCATCCATTTATAACACGCTGCTTTATCAGCCCAATCTACAAAAATTGTTTCGTGGTGAATTTCCCACGGTACATATTCTCTAACAGATTCGGATGTCATACTACTCATTATATTATATAATATTTTATACAATATATATTAAATGAGCGATTCAAATAATTTTATAGAAATAGAAGATTTTAAAAATGACATATGCAGAATAATAACAGAAATTGAAGGAAAATGTGATAGTCTTGAAAATATATACAAAGAATATCTTAAACAAGCTACAAAAACCAAAGATTATTTAATGTCTCTTGATACTTTATTTTTCCAACTTAATTTAACAAAGAAAGACATAAATAACTACTCTACGCTATTTAATCTTTTTATTTATCAAATGTATGGACAATATTATAAATTTTATAAGAAAATACTTCATAATTTAGAAAACGTAGATAAAACAGAATTATTTAAAGATCTTGTTTATGAAAAAAATTTTACTTCTTACACCGATTTGAACTTTAAAGAATATTCATTTGAAGAAATAAGAAGTATTCATAATTTAATAGTCTCTATTATTACATGTATATCAAATTATATAGAAAAACAAAAATATGAAATCGAAGATGATGACATTAGAGTAAACAAAGGAGTTAGTATAGATACATTAGTTTTTGAAAAGAGAAGATTTAACGACATCTTAATGAATGAAAATAGATTTTTTCATAGCATAATGAAAAAATTTTATGACTACCAGAAGAAAATAATGAAAAGAATTATGTTAAAACTAAAACTTCTTTATTTTCAAATAGACACGGATATCCAGTTTGAAAGTTTTAATTATTCTCCAAGACAATCAATAACGCCAAATATAGATTCAAAATTTAGAAAAGTTGCTAAACAAAAAGATTTTGAATCAATACTTTTACAGGAATTTAATTACTCACCGGTTGTTAAAACAGACATATTTACATCAGTTAAACTTTTTATATTTAAGTTTTTCACAAGGTTTTGTATATTTTAATTATATTTATCAAATGATTTTATTGTATTTGGACAAAGATCAGAAATAAGTTCTTTCATAGAATCAGAATAGTCTTTTATCTCGGATTGTGCATTATAAGCGGATCGCAGTCTAATAAAATTCAAAAGATTATGTAGATCTATACACCAATAAAACTCTGTATACATATTCAGGGGCAACCCTATTCTCGCCATTTCTTTAGACACTCCGTGGTCTACAAGCCTTTTATAAATGGAGTATTGTTTTACAGAGATTCTCATGTAATCGTCAAAAACATCTTTTGTATTTTTACAATGTATTTCACTACCAGACATTTGTTTATTAAGTTTACCTTGGTCATAAATTTTATCTGGAATGTAAAATTCTGGGTTTAAAACAGAATATCTTCCTGAAATTTCATTTACATTAGCAGTTCTGTGACGAATCCACTGTCTTTGAACAAAAAGAGGACATTTAATATGAAATTTAAATTTAACCATTTCAAAAGGACTAGTATGTTTATGTTTAATTAAAAAATCAATAAGTTTTGCATCTTTTTCTGGAGTTTTAATGCCGTCATTAAATGAAACTCTTGCTGCTTGAACAATGGCGTGATCGCACATTAGTTTTTTACAATTATCAGGTATAACTCTTGGCATACAATCTACAAGTTTAACAAAACCAGAATTACCGATGTGCTTGATTTTATTACCCAAAGAAATAAATCCAGAATTATCGATTTTCATTCTTAGATTTATAATAAACAGTTTTCTTAAATGTGTTTAAAATTATAAATAAGTAAATATATTTAAGAAAACTGCTTATTATAATTTAATAAATGCTTTTTCTTACAATTGACCCATCTAATGACCATTATTGGAAAGTTCATCCTACGTATAACAAGGCCTCTAAAAATGGAGACGTAGGCCTTGATATTCCTATGCAACAATCGGTTATAATACCCGCCCATGTACGTTCATTTAAGATTAATCTAGACTTTAAAGCAAACCCAACACATGGTTATATGCTAGTTCCAAGAAGTTCTATTTCTAAGACTACTATTAGACTTGCTAATTCAATTGGTATTATAGATAAGAAATATCGAGGAGATGTTATGGTAGTAGTAGATAACATAGGGGACGCAGATGTACTATTCCAAGAGGGGTGTTGTTATTTCCAAATTGTAGCATTTGACGGGAATCTACCTAGATATCAGATAGACAACGTTGATGTTGTTACCTCTAGAGGTGCCGGTGGATTTGGAAGTACAGGGGCTAACTAATGTTTAAAATTAAAATATTTAAATACATAAATGCCAATATTTGTTAGACCCAAAGATTTTTCTATTAAAAAAGATAATGAAGAATTAGAACAAGAGATCCAGACATCTCAACCATTTGGATTTGAACCTACAAATAATACAGAATCTGAATTTAATTGGTACGTTATTAATCTTAAGAGAAGACCTGATAGACTTAAACTATTTAAAGAAAGATGTCCATTAGATACTTCAAAAATAAAAGTACTTAAAGCATGTGATGGAAAAACCTTAACCTCCTATCCTAATAATTTTGGTTTACAAAGAGGCGAAATTGGATGCTTTATAAGTCACGTATTATGTTGGGAAGAAACATTAAAACAAAAAAACTCAGATTATTCTGTTATTTTTGAAGATGATGCAATATTTTCAGAAGATTTTGAAAAAAATTTTAACGATATAATTAATACAAATTTAGATTTCAATATATTATACATCGGAGGAAGATTTAAACAAAATTATAAAATGATTAACTGTATACATGTAACAGATAAGATAGTTAAGTACGATTATTCGCGTAATTGGAACGGCTGGGATTGTGATAGAACTACTCATGCGTATATAATAAGTAAAAAAGGTTGTCAATTATTATTAGATAATTATAACGAAACTTTAAAAAACAATCTTTACTTTGGCCCCGTAGATCATTGGATTTTAAATGTTTTAATAAAAAATAAAAAAGATGTTCATCATTCCTATCCGCTTTTATGCCATGTTCCAATTATTTCTGATTCAGACATTAGATAAAATAAATATCTGTTTACTTATATTTTTCAAGAGTGTTCTTTGATGCTATTTGCTCAGATTCTTTCTTAGTGTTACCAGTTCCTGTACAGTATTTTTCACCATTTATAACAACTATTGATGTAAAAATTTTCTTATGAGCTGGTCCGGTTGTAGAAATTAATTCATACTCAGGATTAATCTGAAGACTTTGTTGACATTTTCTAAGAAGTATATCTTTATAATTGTTGTCCTCTTCTAAAACATTAAAATCGATAAATTCGTTGATAATTCTCAGTACAAAATTTTCAGCGTATTTATATCCTAAATCCATGTTAATAGAACATAAAAAAGCTTCAAAAATGTCTTCAAGAATACGATCATTATTTCTACCGTTGATACTTTCTACATTCTTACTTATAATAAGAAATTGATTAAGATTTATCTTTTTAGCTAAAAATGCAAGTGTTTTGCCATTAACAAGTTTTGTTCTAATTCTTGTAAGATATCCTTCTTCTTTATCAGGGTATTTTGAAAAAATAAATTTAGCTATTATAAGATTCAATACCGAGTCTCCTAGAAATTCATATCTTTCATATGAAGAACTTAAATTTTTATCTGATAAGAATCTTAATACACTTTTATGTATAAAAGCTTTTTGATAGCATAAAACATTAATAGGATTAAATCCTGTAATCTTATTAATGTCTTCTCTTGTTATACATTTATTTGCAGGGTTGAATTCACTGAACATTGTTTTATTATTTATAGTTTTTAATTTTAAGTTGATAAATATTTTGTAATTTTACAATACTACAAAAACTAACTCTTCTTTTTTATTTTCACATGCGAGTATAAGATCTTTTACTTTTAAAAGACTAGAATGAGCTATATAAGTATCTGTGTATTTTTTAGGTATATCTGCGATTATAGAAGCAGCGTAAAATGTTTCGTCTAAATTTGTAGAATGTTTAGATACGCGAAAAGTGTGGTTTTTACGTTTATAAACATTTTCTTCATATGTAAAATCCTCTGAGATATAAATTTCACTTGTTTTTTTAGTTTGTGCTGTAATTATAATATCATATGGTCCGTTTTGACATCTTATAATTAAAGAGTCTACGATTTTTTCAGGCTCAGATTTAATCTTCTTATTTTCTATTTTAGATTTGTCTTCCCATGTATTACAATTTTCAAGTAAATTTATAATTTTCATATAATTTTCTAATTGAAAGATGTGTTTTTCAAACCCAAACTCTTCTGTATACTTTCCAAGTGTAAAATGTATTTTAATTGTATCTATACATTTATAACGTTTAATGAAGTCTGCAACCCGAGTTATAATATCCTCTAAGTTAGACATTTAATTTAAATGTTTTATTTCTTTTAATTATTTTATAATAGTACAGCCCGTAAATGTACTTAAAGAAAAGCATTATTATTAATTATAAAATGTCAACCACCGAGGAGCCAGTTGCAACCACCACCGAAAAGTTCGATCTTCTTATCAAGGATTTCAATACTCTTATGGATACAACCAAGAGTCTTAGCGCTCGTATGAAGGTTCTTCAGAAGGAAGTTAATAAGTCCGCTCGCTCCAAGCGTTCCCGTAAGTCTCCTGTTGCGGATGCAGACCCAGATGCTCCAAAGCGTCCTTCTGCTCTACAGAAGCCAGTTGCCATTTCTAATGAATTGTGCAAGTTTCTTGGTTTTGAACCAGATACTGAGCACTCGCGTCAGGAAGTAACTGCTACTATTAATGCATTTATTAAGGACAATAATCTTCAGAATCCTGAAAATCGCCGCTTCATTCTTCTAGAAGGTTCTGATGCAGCCACGCGTCTAAAGGCTCTTCTTCGGGATCCAGATCAGCCCGTAACTTTTTTCAATATTCAGCGCTACCTAAAGCCTCATTATCCTATGTCAGAGAAGGAAAAGAAGGCTCTAACAGATCCAGTAGAAGCTCCTGCAAAGACATCTGTAGTACCAGATGCAGACACCGTAGAAGATACCGTAGAAGATACCCCAAAGGAGCCAACAAAGCCTCCTGCGAAGAAGCGCGTAGTTCGCAACCCAAAGAGTGCTTAAAAAGTGCTATAAATAAAGTCTGTAAAAAATACAGAGGAAATAAATATAATTACATTTTAGCGATGTATTATCATTATAATGTAAAACATTTAGGAGAACAAACTGCACTAGTTTATGCAAATAAATACATAAATTGGTTACATTTAGGGTGTAAATATACAGATCAAGAAAAAGTCAACAATTTGTGTCCGTCTTTTGTTAAAAATGTAGAATCTGTACCAGAGTTTTTTAAAAGTATGATTAAGAACATTGATTAAAACAATAAAGAGCCCATGTGGCGCAATTGGATAGCGCGTGGGACTTCTAATCCCAAGGTTCGGGGTTCGATCCCCCGCATGGGCTCTTTATTGTTAAATATTATAAGATTTCATACTTTATTATCTCATACTTTATTATCTCATACTTTATTATCTCATACTTTATTATCTCATACTTTATTATCTCATACTTTATTATCTCATACTTTATTATCTCATACTTTATTATCTCATACTTTATTATCTCATACACGCAAACCCGTTTTTACAGTACCATTTATTTATTCCCGAAAATTCACAAAATAAATGAATAAAAACACCCGTAAAGAATAAAGTAATTTCCATTGTATAAAATTTATTCCATGTGCTGCAAACTTTTGGAAGATCTACCTTAAATAAAGGACCTATTAAAATTCCGGTTATGTTACCAAAAATAACAGTCATGACGCCTACTACAACGGCTTCTACGATTAAGTCGTACATTTAGTATAATTTAATATTTAAAATTTAAAATTATTTTCTTTTATAAATTGTAAATGGCAACAAACGCTCCGACTTTTCAGATATTCAAATTTGATACTGTAACCACAACAGGTACAGTTCATGCAATCACTACGACGGCACTGACCTCTCCGGGTGGGACTGGGATAAAATTTAATCTTCAGATTGTTGAGAAAGGCACGGCTGCTCTCGATCCCGGCTCAGCCGGCAGCACAGTGGTCGGAAGTGGTAGCGATGAAATTAATTCTACAACTTCTCAAGATTTAGCGAATATTATAACACGCTATTTTGATGATAAAGCTATTATGAGTGCCGCAACAGACGCAACTGGCGCCGGTAGAAATATCCGTTCAATGAAACTTATAGTTGATATAGACCCATCTGCATAAATTATATCACAATAGCTAATATAATTATTTTAATTTAAACATATTGAATTAAAATATTTCTATAATGTAAATGTCAAAACAACTTACGGCATTACTTCTAAAAAGAAAAATTGATAATCTAAAAAATGTAAAAGATCGAAGACAATATTTAATAAACTGTCTTCAGAGACAGGGTTTTATAAAAGAAGATATCAGAGCAGAACAAATTGATATTTCATCTACGAGTCATGATACTTGTAAACTTTGCAAATCAAGTTCTCTTCTTTATTCTAACCATGAGCGAATTTGCCAGGAATGCGGAGCAACAGATACATCTGTTACTTTTAATCCATTTAAAACTTATAAACAAGAAATAAATTTTTCAAAAGGCACTTTTATAGAACCCGGAACAACATTTGTAACTATTATAAAAGATGGAAAAGAAGTAAAAAGAGATCTTTCTAAAATGAACACATGGGCTAACAGTGACCCAGAAGAATTAAGAATTAGTAATAATTTAAAAAAAATGAATGATATATTAGACACTCTTTCTGGAAAATATAATCCTAATGCATTCGATAGGGTTAAAAATGAAATTCTTTCTATGTGGTACAACATAATTAAAATTAAACCTGATTTGAGAGGTAAAGAAAAACAAGCTCTTGCAACGTGGTCTATTTATTATCCAATGGTATATAATAAACTTCAAATTAATATTCAAAAGTTGGTATCTATGTTTGACATACAAATAGGAGAAGCTTATTCTTACAATTTTATAATGAAAGATATATTTAGTGGTACGGCTTTTGAAAAATATATATCAATACCAATAGGTTCTACGAGTGATATTCAAATTCCCGAAGGAATAACAAAAAGACTTAACAAAATTAAACGTGATCTTAAAGACTACCTAAGTAGTCCATTAAAAGATAAAGAATTATACGGTATACTTTATTATACAGCTAAACAAATAAATGACAAAAAATTCACGCTTGTTTATTTATCAGAAAAGTCTGGTTTATCCAGTGTTTTAATTTCATCAGAGGCAAATAAAATAGAAGCTTTTTATAACAAAAATCCATCTATGAAATCAAAAATATTTTAAACATAAATCTTTGAGAATATTTGTTCAGAAACCCTGTTATAATACTCATCTGGATAAATTTTGTTAAAAATTTCATTACAAATGTCCTGAAAAAGCTCCAATTGATATCCTGTCAGGTTGCTCTTTGCGTGAGTTTTTTTTGGATTTGAAAAAATAGTCAATAGCTCATAAGAAGAAATATTGTTTATACCTGTAAATTCTGGTTCCTTTGAGATAGACTCTTTAAATAAAGAAATACTAGTAAGTTTAGAATTCTGCCCGAGTTCTGCAACAATTTCATCTGAAAGTTCGGCGTAAGTGTCAGGGCAATCACTGTCGTAATCCATCTTCACACGGTTTATGTACACTAATGTATAAAACAGCTTTTTTAAATTAATTATTTTTTAGTAATTTTTACATTGTTTTTAAAATGTATCTTATTATAGAATCTGTGTTTTCACAATGAAAATTATCACGGGCGTGTATTTTAACTGTATTATTATAAGATCTTAATAAAGAATAACAATGATTTTGAAAAGAAGGATTGTATATTTCATCTTTTTTAGATTGTAAAACCTGAAAATGCTGACTCGGTGCTTTTTTATATTTATAATATATGTGTAAAAATATTGTATCGATGCATTTAATATTCTTTATTTTGAATTTAAGTTTCAGAGCAGCGTTAATACAAATAGTACCTCCCTGAGATATACCAATAAGTGAGATCATATCTGGAGATATTATTTTACTTTCTTCATTTATTATATCTACAATTTTATCAGTGTTTTCATTAAATTCTAAAAAGTTTATTATATCATGTTTAATCAAATTATCATATCTAGTAAAATAGTTATACCAAGATATACATTCTTCTATTTCCCCATCTGGCCATACTATTTTCATTTTCTTAGCAATTGGAATTATAAATTTTGTACCTATCTTTTTAAACTTAATTTTATTAACGATGTACATTATATCATCTATATCTTGATTCATCCCGTGTAATATTATAATAGTTTGATAATGAGAATATTTAGGAAATATAGTTCTAATGTCCATTATCCTAACTATTCATTACTTATATAATAATAAATTATATTTTCATTTGAAACACTTACATTTAAAATTTCTAGTTCAAAAGGTGTTGTTATATTGTATATCATTTTTTTTTTCATAAGAGTGTTGTAATTATCTGTGTTTATAAATATATTATTATCATCTAAAATCATTATTTTACCGGGACCGTGATTTATTTTTTTATCACCAATTACAGAATATTTATTGAATTTATTTTTATCAAACTGTGTAGATATATTCACTGATTTTTTGTCTTTTTCTTCTGTTTTGAAGTCTGGAATTACAGATTTTGTAAACATGTAAAGTTCTAATAATATTATAATAATTACTATTGATAAAATTATGTACATTGATATACATTTTACACATTTTATTTTTACCTTAAAAATTACACAAAATTAATTAACTTAAAGACATTCTGTATATAATAGTATCAAAGAAAACGCAATGGCCCACTCGATTGTACTACCGAATGAATTTGAGACTGACGCGATTAACTTTTTGCCACCCAAGCAGAATAAACTAGGTGGGCAGAGTGTTCTTGTAAATTACAACCCAACCGGAAGTGAGCGCGGTGGTGCTTTTATTCTACAAACATGCCGAGTTCGCATTCCATTTGGTATTGATTCATCTAAGCCAGAAAACGGTGGTCCAGTAAAGTATCATATTTCTGTATCAATGGCTAATGCCGAGACGCAGAATGAACAGCTTCAGCTATTCACGAAGAATATTCGATCAATTGATGAGAAGGCAAAGATGCATCCACAAGAACACGCCACCTGGTTTGGAAAGAATCTAAGTGCGGAACTTGTAGGTGAGTTTTATAAGTCTGCAGAAAAGTTTCCAAAGGATCCTAAGTGGCCTTCTACTCTCAAGGTGAAGCTTCCATTTGATAAGAATGGAGTTCCTCAGTTTGTTCTTTATGATGAGAACAAGAAGCCTATTGAAATTGTAGACTCAGATGGAAACGTGAATACGTCTGCGATTCCCAGGGGTTGCGAAGCTGTATGCCTTGTTCAGTCTACTGGTGTATGGTTTGTAGGCAAGACCCAGTATGGCGTGGGTTACAAGCTACTTCAAGCAAAGATTTATAAGAGTAATAAGCTTTCTGGATATGCAATTGTAGACTCCGAAGATGAGGCTGGAGAAGAAGTCGAAGATGTAGAGTAAATGATTTAAAGAATTAATCAATTCAAAAAAATTTTGAGTTCTAATAAACCATTGTATAAAATTATAAGCGAGATGATAACAGATTCAAACTAAACATGTTCTCTTCGGAGAACCAAAAAATACGTTAATTAAATACTTTTGTAGCTTAAATGGCAAAGTGTCTACGCATACACATAGAAGATGTTGGTTCGAATCCAACCGAAAGTATTTAATTAATATACTCCTCCATAGCTCAGTTGGTCAGAGCGTGCGGCTGTTAACCGCAAGGCCACCGGTTCGAACCCGGTTGGAGGAGTATATTAATTATACTTAGCACTTTAGCTCAGATGAATTAGAGCTTCGGGCTCATAACCCGAAGATCCCAGGATCAAAACCCGAAGGTGCTAAAAATAATTAATTTAAATATATTATATATTATATATATATATATATATATGAATTCTGTTTGTATAATACAAATTGATAATAGAGACCCAGAATCTTTTTATTTAAAAAAAACTATGGAAGTTAATAAAAAAGCTGCAAAAAAATTAAATTTTGATTATAAATTTATTAAATTTGAAAACGAGGATACTTTTGATCCAAGAACTTTAAAAATAAAAGTTATAAATAATTTATTAAAAAATACAAAATATGAAATAATAATTTTTATTGATAGTGATGCTTGGGTTCAAGATGTAATAAATTTGAATAAATTAGTAAATTACTTTATAAATTCAGATAAACACGCTTGCTATTCTAGAGACCCACCTCCTTTTGATCCAGATAAAGAATTTATCTCTTCTCCCGGCAATGAAATTCATAATAATACATTTATTAATAGTGGTGTATTTATACTTAAGGTGAATGATTTTATAAAAAATATGTATAATTATTTACTTGGTGAATTAATAAATGGACATTATATTAATAAGTGGCCATATGATCAATATTATATTTCAAATTTTGTATATAAAAATAAAAATGAATTTCTAATACTTCATTATCAGGTATTAAACACTCCTTTGGGAGAAATAATAAGACATAATTGGTGGAAAGATGATGAAATGCATAAAGATTTAGATTATTTAATTACAAACAAAATTGATATTAATTATAATGAAAATTTTGACTTAAAAGTCCATATAGAATAATTAGAATTTACACCCTTGAAACGTTGAATTTTATAAAATAACCCATTTATAATCTTCAGGATTTGAATTTATAATTTTTAATATATGGATCCAACCCATTTGGAGTATTATAATTTTGATAATTAACACTGTTTATTCTAAAATCTATATTTTTATTATAATCTATCAGCTTTTTTATATCACAATTATTAAAATAATCAAATATTTCAAATAAATAATAAGATAATATTAAAATAATAAATATATTTAAATTTTTATAATTTACATAATCAAACCAAATAAATATAAATAAATATATAAAAATTATTGCTGTATTAAGTAAATAATTTAATGTTGAATATATGTTTCTTCAAGAGTGAAAAACTTTCTTAATGCAGAACTTATTAATATAATTTGTGCAATTACAGCAAGGTTTTGAATTAAGACATTCGCCGATTTTATTAACTCTAATTACGATGAGTTCGCATTTCTTAAGTTCTTCTGCAGAAATTTTCTTAAGTGCATCATTTATGGCGCTTACTTCTGCATGCAAAGAGACTTTATCATAGCAATTAGAATTAATATATGTATTGTAGCCTTTTCCAATTATCTTTCCCCTGTAGACTACGACACAACCGTGATTAAAATTCATATCAGACTTCAGTGCCTGATTAAAAGCCTCGTTGAAAAACAGTCGCTTAATCATTTTATAAAGTTAATAAGTTTTATTTTTAAATACTTTATTTTTTGCAATCATTTTGTTATTCCAAAAGCACTTGCTATATTGTATTCGGGTGCTCCAAATAAATTTATTGGTTGGAAACTTGGACTTGAACTTTCGCTTCCGGGTATAAATAGATAAATAGCAACTACAATAAATAAAATTCCGATTACAATTGGTAAGTAATCCATAGAGCTCTTTTCTTCTTTTTCGGCCATTTAATTGTATATAAATATTTTTTTTAATTATAATTTACTCACTAAGAAGGTTAAATGTAAATAAATCTCCAAAAAAATCAAGAATATCACTCTGACTCCTGAAGAAAATTAGATAAACCAAGACTAAAAACACAATAACAGCAGATGCTGCTAATAAGTAACCATATAAATTCGATTCAGACTTTTTATCTTCCTCTACCATTTATTCAAAATATTTTTTTTAAGCAAGAAACATTAAAAAATTACACAAAATTAATTATATTAAAAGTTTAAATTATAATTAAGATTGTGAAAATGGCTTTTCGTCGCGAAGTGTTCAAAAAGAACGCTGCAAACTATATGCACCTAGAAGTAAACAACGTTATAATTTTAAATATGGAAAAAGGTGTTTTTAATTCTGCTATTGAATTTTGCAAAGAAAAGGGGTATCCTCTAAAATGGTCTGATTCAAATTTTCTTAAGAAATATTCAACTAATGCAAGACGAATCTTAGCTAATATCAGTTATACAACAAATGCCCATGTCTTGAGGGAAAAAATAAAAGACGGTGTTTTAGAAGCGTACACAATGGTTAAATTAACAAGAGAGGAACTTAATCCAGATGTTTGGGAAACTCTAAGAACAAAGACTCTTAATCAAGCAATAGTTAAACAAGAAGTTCAAGAAGATGGGATGTTTAAATGTAATAGATGTAAATCAATGAAGACAGTCTATTATCAGATGCAGACTAGAAGCGCAGACGAACCAATGACTACATATGTAACTTGCACAAATTGTAATCTTAAATGGAAATGTTAGTTATTAATTTAAATAATTAATCACAAACTCCTAGGAGTTATAAACATTACGTTTTATACAATTCATTATTTTAATTAAAATAAATAAATTTAGTTTAATTAAATGGATTCTGAAGCAACGTCTGCATTACTGTTCGAATGCGGTATATGCATGGATAGTAAGACCATAGAGTGTATTAATTTTCTTCCTTGTATACATTTTATTTGTACAAATTGCCATGATAAACTCATTAAAAACGAATGTCCTTTTTGTAGAAATATAATATCGGAAGAAAAAGAAGAAGACTCATTTGACGAAACAGAGAATGAATATAATGATGTACAATTTGAAATGTTAGTCATGGAAGAAGATCGTAGATCAAGAAGAAAGACTAAAAAATTCAAAAAACAAGAAAAAAGAATAGTGAAATTAATGCAAAATAATAAAGAAGTATTTGTTACTATAAACCATAATACATTCAGGGTATTATCAAATATTACTGATATTTAATATTTGCATATAGATCTACATCTTTTAACTTTTGGTGGATCTCCAGAATTACAAGATCTGCTTCTTTTCATAACCAGGGGAGTTACTGGATTTACTCCTTGTGAAATAGATTCTTCTGGTATATATTCTCTACCGTCGCGTTGACTAGACATTGTTCTAGACGCAATTCTAAGAGCTCTGTGTATATCTCCTCTGCAATCAACACTCTGAGACGCATGTAATGTAATATTTTCTCCAGTTATGCATGATATATCAGCCCCTATAAATACCATTTTAATTGTAAAATTTTCATCAATTTGTTTCTTTTTGTCATTTAATGTATCAATTGTGTAAAATTTACTACTGTTTTCTTGTCCATCTGTTATAACAGTTAGTGTAATATTTCTGTACATTTTATTTTCAAGAATCATATCATAAGCGTTTCCAATCGCATCGTACAAGGCTGTTGATCCTTTTGTGATTATGTCTGTATTATCAATTTTTTCAAAATTTTCAAATTTATCTTCTTTAAACAGTTCAACTTCATTATTAAATGTAAAAACTGTAAATAAATTATCGGATCCTTCTTTCTTCTGTTCATTTACAAGTTCATTAAACCCTTCAATTAGATCTTTTTTATTTTGCATCATCGATCCAGATTTATCTAAAAGCAAAATGTCCCAATTCGCCATTTAATCAGATATTTATAATATCTTTATATATAATTGTAAAAATAGAATAAATCCACATAGTAAATATCTATAAGTCATTATAATTTGTATAATTTTATGCTTTAAATAACATATTAAAATATACATTTAATTTAAATGTCTTATATAACTAGGCACTTTGTAAATAATAAATTTGGCTATAAAGGAGCTACAAAAGATGATATTCCTCGAATTAAAAGTCTTAAAATACCCCCAATGTGGTCTAATGTTAAAATAGACAAATCGTCTAAAGCTAAAATACAGGCAACTGGTTACGATTCTAAAGATAGAAAACAGTACATTTACAACAAAGACTTTGTAGAAAAATCTAAAAAAAATAAATTTAATAAAATGAATTCATTTGATTATAATAAGTATTCCAGGATAATAAAACACTACATCGCAAAAAAAGATCTTTCAAGAGAGTGTGTAATAGCAAACGCAATTAAACTCATGGAAAATTTGTGTATACGCGTAGGAAATGATAGTTATAAAAAAGAAAACGGGACTTATGGAATATGTACTTTACTTAAATCTCATTTTAAGAACAATACATTGTCTTTTATAGGTAAAAAGGGCATCTTACATAACAAAGTAGTAAGTAATCACGGCAGTATATGTTTTATAAACAGGGTTCTTAGAATAAAAGGTCCATACTTATTTTATGATATAAATTCTAATAGAATACATTCTACTGATTTGAATGATTTCTTAAAAACAAAAGTTCAAACTAATATAACATGTAAAGACATTAGGACTTATTGTGCAAATAAAATTTTTAGCAAATTTATGAATAATATTAAAAGAGGCGCGACTGAAAAAGAAAGAAAAACTAATGTATTAAAGGGAATAGATTATACAGCAAATGAACTAGGAAATACTAGAAAAGTTTGTAAAGATTCTTATTTATGTCCCAATGTAATTAATAAATATATTTAAAAGCTTATATTATTATGTAGTATATGATTTCTGTATTTACAATTACAATTACAGTTCCATTTATTCTTTCATTTCAGGGTCCTTACTGGTATAATCCATCTATACATAATCTAGGAAATACAGGATTTCTAGGAAATATACACGCCTTAGCAAGTCCTGTTATTACAAAATTTATAGACGAAAAAGCTTACCGCGGTCTTGATATTAGAAAAAAAGTGTATGACGAAATAGATGGAAATGTAGTAGACATTTGTTGCGGAACTGGTTTTTCTACAAAACCTGGAAACACAGGCGTAGATACTTCTTTTCCAATGATTAGATGTGCAAATTTGTTCAATCCGGGTAGTAATTATATTTTTGGAAACGCCGAAACATTCGGCGAGAATAATCAATATGACACGGTAACGTGTATGTTTGCGTTTCATGAGATTCCGCGTGAAGGTCAGGTCAATATAATCAAGAATGCTCTTAGAATTTCTAAGAAAAAGGTTATATTTGTAGACATTTGCACAGACTATAAACCATCTAAACTTATGCTCGACGGAGAACCTTATACTCTTGAATATCTTAATAACGCAGATGCTTTATTTGAACGATTTTCATTTGAAAAAAAAAATTTAATCAAAGGACACGTTGATATGTGGTATTATAAAAGGCCTTATTTGACTAAATTGTCATAATTTCCTAAAATTATACCATATTATTAAATAATAATTTAAACTATTTATTACTTAATAAATGGAAGATAAATTAGAAAAAGGCTACGGTGTTGTAATAGAAGACATAATAGAAAATGTATTTATAACTCTTGCACTAGCGTTTTTCTTTGAGAGTAAAGTACCAACATTTAAAAAAGCTGTAATAATAACAATGGTTACAGTATTTTATTGGGTAGTTATATATAAATTTTTAAGACCTCTTTATTCTTGAACAACGTTTTTAAGATAAAAACTTTCACCTGATATAGCAAAATTAATTAGCTGAGCAGGACTCTAAATTTTAATAAAAGTAATCTTTTAATGCTTTTATTAAAATATTGCTTATTATCAAATGATAAAGGTAAAGAGTTTTAAGAAACTTAAATCTGGTAAGAAAAAGTATGAAATTACATTCGAGAAAAACGGGAAGACTTATGTGCGTAAATTTGGCGCCGCCGGAATGTCGGATTTCACAATCCATAAAGATCTCGAAAGAAGAGAAAGATACATTTCTCGTCACAAGAAAGATCTTAGAACAGGTGATCCAATGAAACCCGGATATTTATCCATGTATATTCTCTGGAATAAACCAAGTCTAAAGGCCAGTCTTGCTGATTATAAACGTAGACTTAATGTTTACAATCGAACAAGTAAATTTCCAACTGGTATTTCTGGAAGTAAAAAGTTATCTTTTGGAACAATAATTCCATTCGAAGAAACAAGTCTTAGAAAATTACCCACCGATCTTCAAAACTTAATTCAAAGAGATGTATCGTCTTCTGACATCCAAAGAATACAAAGAGGCAGAAATGTAAGAAAAATACCTGCCAATATGATGACTAAAAGATTTCTTAAGCAGCTTCTTTGGAGGATGAATGCTGAATATGAATCTCCAGAGTATGCAACCGAACAAATGACATCAGACTACGGAGAACCTTGGCTTATTTTAAATCCATGTAGAACAGAGGCGGCGCAATGGCTTTATTACGCAGCTGATATATTAACAGCTAAAGATTTTGAGGAAGATGATCTCTGGTATTTGTGTTTAGAACACGTTGTCGATGAATTTTTGGATTTAGATCCAGACAACAATGTATATCAAGGTCGGGTAGCTGTAAATATAACAACATCTCAGGACAACGTAGAAGTACTTTTGGGTAAAATAGGACATTACGTAGATTATGATGAACCTAGATGGTACAACAGGGCTTTAGCTTGGCTTAAAGAAGAATATGCTACTGGAAATGCTTTTGGTAAGAAAGGAGGCTCTAAGATACCAGATAATGTAATAAATAAAAAATTATACGCCTCTATAAAAGCCAAAATTAAAAGATCTATAAAAGCAAGAAGATGGGGTGCATATGATTCCGGAAGACTTGTAAGAGAATATAAAGCAGCCGGAGGAGGTTACACCGGTAAAAAGGGAAAAACAGATCTAGGAAGATGGTATAAAGAAAAGTGGGTAGATGCATGTGCTTGGCCAAAAAGAAAACCATGTGGAAGAAAAACAAAAGAAAAGATAGCTTATTGCCGCCCAAGTAAACGTATAGATTCAAAAACGCCAAAACTTGTGCAACAGTTAACAAAAGCTCAAATAAAGTCTAGATGCGCGAAAAAGAAAAAGTCTCCTATGAAAAGAGTAACTAAATTTGGGGGAACACAGGAAGTTATAGACAAAATGAGACAACTGATGTATAATCAAATCATGGCATCTAGTGATGCATCAAGTGGGATTGAAAATGCTATTTCTAAAAGATGTAAAAGGGGGTTCCAAGATTCCTTCTGTCAAAGCATATTTACAGAACTACTTTTATCAATTTATTACACTATAGTTAAAAATTCAGTAATGACTAACAATAGAAAGCAGAATATTTCAGAAATGGAAAAGTTTATACCAAATAATTTCAAACCAACATTATTAAAAATTAATAAATCTCAATTTTCAAAGATAGACGAAATGTTATATTCTTTACAAGATCATACATACGGAACCTTTAAAAACGCAAGGGTAGCAAGTTTGGTTTATGAATATATTCATGTTAAGTAATTAAACCCAAACAATGATAAATTATATATTATTAATTGTTTTGGTTATAATAAGATTTTATTTAATATAAAAATATATTTTATTTAGATACAAATGGAAGAAGTTATACCCGCTCTCGGAGCTGGAATAATTTCAACAATAATTTGTAACCCACTAGACACACTTAGAGTAAATTATCAACTGAATAATAGTATACATTTAAATGTAAAATATTTATACAGAGGGATAAGTTATGGTATAATAGCTGTACCATCTTTTTGGACCATTTATTTTCCATTTTATAAAAAACTAAAAGAGACTAATTTACCAAAACCCATTGCGTCTTATGTATCTTGTTGCACCGCAAGTACATTTACTACGCCTTTTTGGGTTTTGCGCCAAAGGTTACAAACTGGAAAATCTTTAGAAAACATAAATCTTTATAAATGTTACAGAGGTCTTTTGCCTACATATATTATAAATTTAAACTTTACAATTCAAGTTCCTTTGTATGAATATCTTAAAGATAGATCAAATAATTCTACCTTTAATACATTTTTAAACACCGCGATATCAAAGACGATTTCAAGTTGTGTATTTTACCCGATTGATACAGTTAGAACTAAACTAAGAAATTCTGATCCCATTAGAAATATGAGAATTGTAGACTACTATAGAGGCATCAGTATATATCTTCTTAGAAGTATACCTTATCACGGTACTGTTTTTTGTTCATTTGAGTTTATAAAAAATTTGATGTAACTTACGGCCTGTAGGTAACAATCAGCTAGATCATCTTTCTTTTTGTGTTTTTCAAAAAAAGTTTCATGTGTAGTTATTAGTTCTCGAGCATGAACAATTCCTAAATTTTTATTTTGTCTATATTTATCTTTACTTTTGTGTTCTATTTTAGTATCACAACACTTAAGTTTGTACTTAGCTGGATAAAATATTACCTTACAGTTTTTAGACAACTCGTGTTGTATTCTTAATACAAAATATACATATAACGCAGTTGATATATTTCTCATTTTTGGATTGAAAGACGGTTGTTTTTCTAATAGAACTATATCAGCTTCAGTTAAATATGATAATGAATCTATTTCCTGTATAACTCTTAAAGTTTCATTTTCTCCACTACAATCTAAGACGTTCCAATCAAGAATACATTTATTTTCCGAATCTAACATACAATATGCTAGATTTTTAATGCCTATATCAAAAGAAAGTATAATCATGATTATTAATTATATAGTTTTATTTTTTAAATCTATTAATCTCCGGTGTATAATCTTCTTCTGTAAACTGTTTCAAAAAAATCAGGATAATAATCAAATTCAAAATTGTCATCACTGTAGTATTCATCAGTCTGCGTATTATTATCTATAAGACTCCTAGAAAGCTCTACATCTTCATAAATTTGTTTATCTCGAAAACAAGAAAATAAACAACCCATTATTTGTTTATATTAATAAGAGGTTTTATATCTACAAGTTGATTTTTCTTTTTATTTGTCTTTTTAATACCGTTTATATCATTTATGTCCCATGATATAAAAATTTTATCGTTGCCTAATATTACTGCGCAAAATCCTTCTTTTTTAAATGTATAATAGAGAAATGCTGTAACGTCCGCTACGTTATACATTGGTGCACCAAAAACATAAGAAGGAACTGCGTAGACACATCTCATTTCGCCGTGTTTTGCCAAATGGATTATTTTTTCTGTAAGTTTATTTAAAATGTCTTGTTTAAGTGCTATATAACGAGAGTGTTGTCTCTTTTGTAAATTTATAACTTCTTTTAGAGAAGACATCTATAATATTATAAAAGAATTTAAACTATTTAAAAAAGCGTGGGTTCTTTCTTATCTTCTTCGTCGTCTGATATTTCTTCATCTGAATCATCTTCTATTTCTTCTTGTTTATTTATCTTAAACGCATTGTCTTTCTTATTTTTAAGATCTTTAAAATCTTCAATTTCTGGATCAAGTTCTGGATCTGGTTCTGGTTCTGGTTCTAGATCTTCTTCTGGTCTGTTAAACGGTAATTCATCTTTTAGAGTACCGGGTGCTATTTTTTTAGAAACGGACCTCTGGATAGGTATTATAGGTATATTTTTCTTAACATCTACGTCATCATCTACTTCATCATCCGAATATTCGTTTAAGTCTGGTTCGTGTTCTACTACGTCTTCGTTATCAGGATAAGATGGTTCTTCTTCGTCGAAAACTCCCGATAGATATTCATTTAGAATGTATTCTATGGGTATTTGATTTGCTATCGTTTCATTTATAGATGCGTTGATTATTTCAAATATTTTAGTTTTGCTGTCTTCTATTATATCAGGTGTATAATAAATACATTCCGAACAATTGATTAGTATTTTATGTAAAAATGTATTTAAATTCGGAACCTTTATTTTAACAGATTTGTCGTCACTTTTAAGTCTAACGGAAGCTAAAATCTTGACATGACTAACAAAAATAGCTGTTACCAAGTCCATTAAATATGGATATTTAGAATTGATAGCGTGCAGTCTTTCGTCAAGTTTAAAACTTGCCCAATTTGGAACAGCTTTTAGTTCTTTTTGAAAATTAGAATACGAAACAAGTCTACGAATATTATTTTTTTGAGACTCTGTGTATATCTGTTTAATTATATCATATATACCACCTTGTATAGTAGATATCAACTGTTTAGTATATTCTTCTTTTGCTGCAACTAATACATTAACATTAAGGGTTTCAGCCATGTTTATAAAGATATAATTATTTTTAAAAGTTCAATTTAAACTTCAAAAAAATAATTGTATTATTATAAATATGTGTACTATCTCTAAAAAAAGAGTTAAATGGAGTATAGAACCTGAATTTATAAAACAGATTAAGACATCATTAAATAATGACAAGGATGAAAGAGCCGGTGTTCTATTATTTACAGACACCAACTGTAAAGACGGAGTTTGCGATAAAACTAGCACTAAATTTAGGATAAATAAAGGAAACGGAGCAAGCGTATATACACCCAACGGTATTATAAATTTTCATACGCACCCAAGAAGTGCTTATTTAGGTGAAAACGCAGTCTACGGCTGGCCATCCGGTGAAGACATGCGTCAGTGCATAAATTTTGCAAAAGATGGTACATTAATTCATATAGTATTTACACTAGAAGGAGCTTATATAATAAAGATTAATAAAATACTTAATCAAAAGGATGCAAAAATAATGGAAGAAATATTTAAAAACACGCACGTTTATAGAAGTGCAAATCAATCTACCCAATTAAAAAATTTCAGAGAAACTTTTGGAATACCGGGAAAGACTACAAAAGAAATATGGTTAAAACTTGCAAACGGTGTAACATTAAATAAATTATATACATTACATAATTTAATTAATGATAAAAGATTGAAGGTACCCGATAGCAATGAGAATATTTTTGAAGTAAGTTTATCCCCTATAAATAATACATTAACATTTAGTGCTAATTATATACCAGAAAAATGTCATATAATGAATTTCAAGAACAGTTGATCTTCTGAGAAGATTCTTGATCTACATTAATTATTTCAAGTGTTTCATAAAAGTTAATAAGTAATCCATTTGAACAACCAGTGTTTTTAAGATACTTTCTGAGTTGCATTATTTCCTTTGAAGCAAGCCTAGTGTTTTGAGACTTTAATTCTAGTATGTATTCTATATTTCCCATTTTATCATATATGACAATGTCTGCTCTTTCGAAACCTACATAAACGCCTTTATAATGTATAGGAATCATAACTTCTGTTTGAACAAGATAACCACATAAATTTAATTCTACGTATAGAGCAAATTGAAATATATTTTCTCTATAATGGTTTCCAAGTTCGTCTTCTACTGTACGTATACACTTTAGTATTTCTTCCATAATAAGTTAAATAAATATTATCTTTAAATTATTCTTTTTTGGATCTTTTTTACAATCTTCAAGTGTTTTATCCAAAAGTTTCTCGTTTCGTCTAGCTTTTTAAAATAGACAGATTTCATCTAATTTTTTTGACAACGGGTCCCCGTCTATCGGGGTCTCATGATCTGGTAAATCTTTTATCACGTATTCATCAAATTTAAAAATCTCTTCTTGTTCCTTTGGTTTCTTAATCTTAAATTGAGATATCTCCCACCTGATAAAGAAAGAATGTTTAGTATACACAACTGCGCTACATTTTAGTAGTGTTATGCCTTCTAACTCCGATGGAAGATCCTCTACATTTACTTGATTTCTTTTTGTTTCATAAAAATAAGTATCTTCATCATAAAAACAATGTAATACATTATTAATAAGGGCCTCTTTATAAATTGATTCGCAGTCTTCTATATTTATTTCTTTACCGAAGAAATCATTACTCTTTTCTGATGTAATTTCTATAACAGCTTTTGAAACCTCCCTTATAAAATTAACAGTCTCATCGTCGATTACAAGCTTTGCTTTGTTTTTATCTTTATTTAATGTAAGGATATTTTTACCTACTTGTAAGCTTATTTCAGAATTTTTATACATTATCTTTGAATAATAAACATTTTTATTAGTATTTACCGGATCATAGACTTCGATTTCGTCTTTAACGGTACCCATATTTTAATTATCTTTTATATTTTAATTAAAATAATGGAACGAATGTTTTATTTAACGAGCAGTAAGCTTTTAAGATTAAATTGACCCCCGTCGCACGTAAAAGAACATATCATTTTTCCTTCTTTTTTAATAGTTTTGACATTTGTCAATTTACTATTTTCATCATAAACTTTACTAGTTTCTGTTAAATTTAGTATAATCTTTTCGTTTTTTATACAATCAGATGCGATGTCTGTTATTTTAAATAGTCTATCTATATATCCACATATGTTCATAAATAAATTATGAGACTCGGAATATTTATTTATATTTACTTGCAATGAAGATTCTTTTAGATTGTACATTATAATAGGACTTTTAATTTCTAAGGCTTCTTCTTTATTCTTAATTGAAAAATCTTCGCATAATCTTAAGTCCAATAAATTAATTTTTTTATAAGATATCATCTTACTTATATAACTATAAATTAATTTATTAGCATTAACGTATAATTTATACGATTATGTATACATACCAAATGGAGGAGAATCTTCCTTCCCCTTTTTGTTTTCTATAAAGATAGATAAAGCTTCTTTAAATTCGTCTATAGATATATTATATAAATTTTCCTTTCCAAAATTATTACGAGCATTTATGAATATAGCTTTTTCTATTATATTATTGATGTCTCCACCATTTCCAGTAAATAAAGATAAATTTGGACTTATAAGTTTAATTAAATCTTCTTTTTCACAACTTGTTTCCCATTCTTTTTCTTCTATACATTTAAAATATATTTCAGACAATTCTGACGCTGTATAGTTTTCAATCGTAAATGTCCAAGGAAATCTTCTTCTAAGACCAGGATTTAAAGAAAAGAAACACTTATCTAATTCCTTTTTATAACCAGCTATTATACATATTATTTTATCTACATTTTCTGTTAAATACTGATTAATTGTATCAACGCATTCTTTTGCATACATATCTTCTTGACCAGAATTTGCACCAAGAGAATAAGCTTCGTCTATTAACATCACACCATTTTTACATCTATCGAGAGTTTCCATTGTTTTAATAGTTGTACCCCCAAGGTATTCAGAAATTAAATCCGCGCGCCTAACAACGTTAAACTTTGTCTTTCTAAATATTCCCAATTTTGAATAAATTTTGGATAATATATGAGAAACAGTTGTTTTACCCGTCCCCGGCGGCCCTTCTAGTACAGTGTGTAGCATTACACTTTCGTCTATACCCTGTACAAAATACAGTATTTGATCTATTAATTGAGACTTTAGTTTTTTAAGACCTATCATGTTATTAAGGTCTAATAGATCTTGAAGTATATTAGGTAATACATGCATCTTACTTGGGTAAAATCTACGATACCTCCTCTTTGGTAATTTTTTCACTGAATAATCTTTTATCATTTCTATTAATTTGTCTAAATTTGTTAGATTATAACTTGTAATATCGAACATGTTCTCATCAGATTCTGAATGATGTCCCAGTTTCCTTTTCATGTTATAATTACAAATATATTATTTTTTAAAAATATAGAATGACCGTAGATAATTATATCTCAGAAATAAATGAAAAAGAAGGTACAAATATACGCAAAATTGTAAAAATATTTGAGAAAAAACTATTGAAATGTTTTAAATTGTACGAAGACAATGTTGGTTTTGAAGACTACAAGATGAACGATTATGATTACATCGTTTTGTATATTCTCTGGACATATGTTAAAGATTTAAAAATAGAAGAATATTTAGTAATAATGTACTCATATTATAAACTAGAAGAATTCTATTTTCCAGTAAACCTTTTTGAATCTCAGAGATGTATAAATATTCTATCAGGTACTAATATAATAAATATACTTGATAAACTAATTAAACAGGATTAAAAAATGTTTTGTTGTTATTAAATGTATAGATTAAGATTTTATAAAGATAATATGCCCCCCGTTTTAAGCGACGGAATAAATGATCTTAGTATTTCAAACTATATTATAGGAGCGCCAAATGATCCTCATTGGAAATTATATCCAAAAGATCAATATTTAACAGCTAGAAATGTGTTTCCGATAGATTATGCTTTTACAGACTACCAAGCAGATGCAAATCATTTCATATATTATATGCCTGACAACAGTGGTCCAACACGGAACTATTCTAGACTTTTAAGAGACCATTTTGAAGTTATTCATGGTTATAGACAGCAAGCAAATCGCGAAAGACAACAAAAGGAAATTCAAGAACGAGCTGAAAAAGTCCAACAATTAAAAGGACTTTTAAATGAACAAAAACAGCTACTTAAAAAATTTAAAGATGAATTGTCAAAGTTGAAGTCTAACAGAGATAGAGCTATAAGATCTGAAACGCGATCCGGTACTCCAAGAGAAATAGCTGAAGTAAATTATGACAACACGAATCCTATGTATGTAAACACAGCTGGTAGTATAATAACCATAGAGTCTAACATATCATCTCTTAAAAATGAACTTAAAACTTATACATATTAATAAATATATGAAAAACTATTTCACGGATAATTTAATTGTACCGGAAACTGTTTTAAGTATTTATACAACAAAACAGCAGGCTATACAAATTAATAAGATAATTAAAATGTATTCAACTTCAGATTATATTATAACAGATGCAACGGCATGCATAGGTGGTAATTCTTATTATTTTTTAAAAGATTTTAAAAGTGTTAATCTTGTAGAACCAGATGTAAACAATTTTAATATATTGAAAGTTAACACGAATTATCAAATAAACACTTTTAATTGTTCTTATAAATGGATAAAATTTATGTTAAAACAAGATATAGTATATCTAGACCCTCCTTGGGGTGGCGCTGAATATAAATCAAAAAGAAAAATAGACTTATATTTAGACAATTTAAATGTATTAGACATTATAAATGAAATATACAACTATACTAAAATTGTCGCACTAAAAGTACCAAATAATTTTAATACATTTAGAATACAAACCAAATTCTGGAGTTTTAAAATTTATAATATAACAAAAAGTAAAAAATGTATTTATAAAATTATAATTTTTTACAAATCTATTTAAAGAAATATCACATTTAAATGTGTAAGTAAAATACCTGTACGGTTGCCCGAGTGGTCTAAGGGGGCAGACTTAAGATCTGCTGGCGTAAGCCGCGTGGGTTCGAACCCCACACCGTACAGATATTTTACTAAATTAAAATGTATATATAATTTTGGTAATGAAGATAGCTATATCAGGATTTGGAAAAGACAAGAATTTACATAATTTTTTAAAAACACATGGATATATAATTTCCGAAGTTGTTTCAGAAGAAACAAGATGCGTAGTAACAAAAGAAAACGTAGATTATATTCAGTTCAAATCTGCAAAGATTAAACATGCAATTATGAAAAATGTACCGATATTAAGTTTAGAAGACTCAAATGGCGAACCAAATGTTCTTAATGAACTTAAAAAATTAAAATAGTTTATATTACAATGGCCGTATTCTTACCATTACATTATAATTATCATCTTCATTACGAAGAAAACGAAATTAATAATCTTATAAAAGACCAAGATGAATTAAAGTTTACAGAATATGATCATCAGGTTGTTAGAATATGCATATTTTCTTATATTACAGCATTGACATTTTCTACATTTATTTTATGGCTTAAATGTTAATTTTTTACGATCTACATTTTAAGAGCTATAGCAAACATTCCTTGTTGGTATAAAGATTTAAACAAAAATAAAATAAAATAAAATAAATTAATAATTATAAATGCAACAGTCTTTTGGTCAATTTATAATTACTAATTTTACCATTTCTGTTTTTGTATCTGTTATAGTTTATAAAATTTTTAGTATATTTTTAGATGAACTTGTAACCCCCTGTGTTTATATGTTTGTTGACCCGGATAGTAATCTAGCTGGTAAAAAAATTAAAATGGGTAACTACACTATAGAATACGGCAAGTCCTTCAGGGACTTTATAGTTTTAGTTTTAATATTACTTTTAACTTACTTCTTGTTTAGTACCAAATAAAAAGCATTGTCTTGTTTGTACATATTCACAACATAAATATTATGCATTTTGTAATACTCTATTATGTCAGATCTTATCTTTTTAAATTTTTTATCTAGAAATACACTTTTTAGAAAAGTATATTCATATTCTTCTTCTAGTTCTACTTTATCACCATCCCCATTAAGATCTATATAATACATAAAAGTAAAGTTATCTTCAAGAAGATCGTTCGGCTCTGGGATGCACAATTGCCCAATAAAACTATCATAAGCCTTATTGTACATATCTACATATTTATCCTGAGTAGATTGTTTGATATCTTTATCAAAAGGATTTAATATAAAAAATTCCCATCCATTAGTTAGCATTTTTTATATTAAAATAAGTTTTATTTTTAAATCCATTTACATTTAATCTTCGTCTGTGGATTCTTCATCTGAGTAATCTTCATCTTCTGAATCATAATCTTCATCAGAGTCTTCTAAGAATTCTAGATCTGTTTCAGTAACCATTTCAAATACCTTTTCAACTACTTCAGAATCATCTACTTCTGGTTTTTCTAGTAGAGGTGGAAAAATTCTAGAAAGTACTTCAATAATTTCAGGGGTAATCTTTGTTTTATTTACACACTTAAATCTTACAAAAAGATCTCCAAAATTACCAGGTTCTCCCAAAACAGGCATTCCAGCCCCAGATATCTTTTTAAGCATATCGTCGTCATCTCCAAAGATGTCAAATGGTTCCCCGGTTACCTTAAAAGTTTTTCCATTTAGATGCTTTATGTAAACCACGGGATTATAAGCTTCTGATATAGAGATTTCTTTTTCTAATAACAGATTATTGCCATCCCTGATAAATTCAGGATGTTCTTCTACATCAAGCGTAACTACCACATCCCCTGTTTCATAGCCTTGTTTTTCATCCGCCATCTTGTTAAATCTAATAGTTTGTTCATCTATCATACCCGGCTCAATCTTAATAGCGAGCTTTTTCTTTTCTTCTTCATAAGAACCATCGGCATCTATTTTTTGTCTGCGCAAAGCTAACTTCTTCTTTGCACCGTTGTATAGTTCTTCAAGGCTTACAGATAAAGTAAAAGTCATGTCTTTTGTACGGGGCGCAATTGGGTCATCTTCATCGGAGTCATCCGATTCAATTTCTACTACTCTCTTTTTCTTTTCCTTCTTCGTCTGAACCTGTTCATCTGATACATCAAAACAAATCTTAGAATCTTCTGGTTTAATTGGTTCAGAAACAACGCGTTGCTTCCCTTGTTTTTTACTACTCATTCCCTGTGTTAACATTTCTGGCTTAACTACTTCTGTTACAGACTTTGTGATTTTTGAAATAGCACTCGTCATTTCCTCTTCTGAAAGTTTCTTTCCGGACTTTAATTCAGCAGGTGGTTCAATCTGACTTGCTACTTTTTGAGCTATTTTCATAATCTGGCTAAAATCGGGGAGCTGCTGCTGGTCCATTTTAATTTTAAAAAATATTTAATTTAGTAATTACTACCGCATATAAATTACTTTTTACTTAGGTCTATTTTTTCCTTTTTATCGCCCTGTTCTACAAATGTTACACCTTTACCATATTTAACTCCTCCAGTTTCTTTCTTCGCAGTTTTAACCGGTTTATTTGCAATTAGATCATTTAGCTTGTCAAATGCAGATTTGCCTTTGTAAATTTTAGATGGGTCATTATTTATTATAATAAGAGGAACTACGTCTACGTTTATTTCAGACTCAATTTTGTCTTCTTTTATGTTTATGTATTCTAATTCAGTATCCTGTAATTTACTAACCTGAATTAAAAAATCTGTAGATGCTTTACAATTAGGATGATAAACAACAACTATATTCAAAGAGCCCATTTTAATTTAATAGTTTCATTTAAAAAATAAATTGCAAACGTGTTTATCTTCTACGTCTAGCAGCTGTATATATATTTTTAACTGGAACTGGTTCTTGTTTAACAGGTTCTGGAACTGGTTCTTCTTTTGGGGCTTCTTGTGCTTCTGGTAATTCTTTTAGAAGTTTTTTAGCTTCTTTTAATATATCCGAGTCTATTTTACTCTTTTTAGCTCTTACAAAGTACTCCGCTAATTGTTTTTTGTCTTTATTTTCAATGGCAGTGAGTATTATATTTGTTATTTCTGTTTTACTTATTATCTTTTTTGGATTCTTAGTTTCATATTCTTCTATAACATCTGGTAGTGTTATTGTTCCTATTATTTTTGAAAACATATCGTTTATATCTATTTTATTTTTAACAGCAAATTCTATTGCATCTTTTTCTGCGTTGACTTTATCTGTGATGTAGTATATAAAAGTATCATCTGTTGAAAGAGTACTAAATGCTGTTCTTGATATAGCTTCGAATATATCACCGCGGGTTATCAATGGTTTTCCATTTAATAAAGAACTTGGATTTATAAAATTATTAGGAACATTTGTCATCTTAATTATTTCTTCTTTTTTAATAAGTTCATCTTCTACTTGGGTATAAGTTATATTTTTATCATACCAATAATAACCAGGAAGGTCACTAAGAAATGGTAAGTCTTCGTTTTTAACAAGGCAAAACACGGGAACTGCCCTTGTTACAATTTCGCTACTCTTTCTTCTAAATTCCTCTTTTTCTAGTATTATTATTTCACCCGTTTCTTTTATTTCACATGTATAACTGGTGTCGTCTGAATGATACTCTTTTGGTATAACTACATCCCCGTTTACTGTATATTCAGAACCAATAATTATATTTTTCATTGGTAATTTTAAACTAGACGATGTTAAATTATATATTGTAAAGTCAGTATAACCTTCTGTAATATTTTTTTGAAGTTTAGATACATTATTAGATGGTTTTAGTAAATCTTCAAATTGATCTATTAAAGAATAACTTTTTATTTCTGTTTTTTCTTCTGGTATACTTTGAAGAACTTTCTTTGGTTTGTTTAAAACTTTATAATAGTTTAATAGCCTGGTTTTTTGTTCTTTAGACAGTGTTTTAATTTCTTCTTGGGTCAATTCTTTTAACTTTGTTAGTTCTTCTACGTATTTAATAGATTTGTCTACGGCAGTTTGCCAAAGTTTGTTTTTAGAAAAATCCTTAAACTTTACTTTGTTTATATCAAAACTTTTAAGTTCATCAGACTCTACTATAATTCCTTTACATTTTTCATTTAACCATTTGCATTTAAATTTAAGACCCTTTACATCTAGAGAATAAGAATTTAGGTCATCGCATGAAGTTTTGGTAGTGAATCTTGAACAAGTATTAATTGAGTCTATTGTCTTTTTCTTTATTTTTTTCATAGGAACCCCTTCTCTAAAAATTTTACTTTTGCCTCTCGAATCTTTATATTCAATATTAATGTAGCTGTCGCTTGTTGTATTATTACCTCTCGAAGTTTTTTGAAAGATACAGGGACCTTCTATTATAATAAAACCATTGTCTACTCTCTCTTTTAGATCTTCGCTATATATAGGAATGGTGTCTTTGTTAAAATCAAAGGGGACTCCGTATGTTCTAACTTCATCTTTTATTACAGTGTATACTTCTCCTGGTTCCTGAACTCCTATTCTTGGTCTGAATGTATACATCACCGTCTTTGTGGGAACTTTAAGATATTCATAATAAGTATTGTATTCAATGGGGTTAAAATTTATTTTTTCAACAACAGTTTCTTTTTTATTGTAGTTTCTCATAAACTCCATTATACTTTTATAAAGCTCAAATGAGTCTTCTAATAAGTCTAGATTAAATATAATAGCAAGTTGTTCTAAATCGTATCTAGTGTAATTTTCACTTAAAATTGTTCCATCTTCTGAATATGTATTAAACATCGGATAAAAACCTCCGTATATGTAATAGTCTCCGACTTTAATATAATCTGGAGTATATTCTCTCCCGTGTCTAATTTTAACAGGTTTTTCTACACTAACTATTGGTGGTTTATATGTACTATAAGCTATAACAGTGAGTTTCTCGAGCTGTTTTTTGAACTTAGCCGTTTTAATTATTCTCGAAGCTTTTAGATATATCTCATTTAATGAAGTAGATTCTTTATTTACCTGTTCCATTATAGATCTATCATAAGCATCTATTTCTGTTCCTCTTAAATTTCTAATGTAAGATAGTATTTTATCTGAATTTATATTTTCTGAGAAAATTTTTAAGCGCTGGATATCAACAGTCGCGAATTCGCCCTGTGTAACTAAAAATTCTGTTATAATAGGAGTTAACACTTTTGGTTCAAATGCTAAAATACACCTAACTGTACCAGAATCGTCTAGTGTACATTTTAAATTAACTCTTGTAAAATACTCGCATAGTTTTTTATATTCAGAGTTAACAAGACTATTATAATATTCGTATTCTTCTGGAGTTTTAGATAAACCATATATTATGTTTTCTGTTAACACGGAGTATTCATTTGGTTCTGGAACTCTACATTTAGTAAATGTTGCTAAAAATTGTTTTTGTCTATATAGTCTATCTGAAACGCTTGCAAGTGTAAATATTCTCCTCGAAGGTAATTTGTTTCTTTGTTTTAATAGATGTCTCAATCTAAAATTAAGTTCTATATAACCATCTGGTACTTTAAGTTTGCTGTAATTTTGTAGAGAGGTCCGCCACTGAATACTTTCAGAGTATTGACTCATTATCTGCGATATCTCAAGATTAGATAATTCTGAGTGAGCTTTCTTAAATTTATAAAATTGATGATTTAAATTCTGCAATTCTATTTTGTATGTATCATAAACAGACGTATCTGGGTTCCAATTAAGTAATTTATCGATGTTTTCTTGTTTATCACTGCGTATGTCGATGTCTTCTTCTGGTAAAGTTTTTGGAGTTTCGTATGCTAATAATTGTATAATAGAAGTGGTACCAGCTGTTAATTCATCTAGTTTCTCTTGGAAATTATTTATTAAAAACACGAACTTAGAAATATTAAATTTATAATTGGAACTTGAATAATCAAATATATCAGATTCAAGTTTTTCCACTAATGTATCAGCGCCTGGATAATATGTTGTTATAAATACTAGTAGTTTATAAAGACCTTCTTGTCTCATTTTATAAACCTCTGATCTATTTTTGAATAAATTAGAAACAGAGACGTGACCAGTTGGCAAATACATCTCTGGATCTTCTTTGTACATGAGGTAATAGTTTATCTTTCTTATTTTTGCATTTATTATATCTTTAGACGTACCCGTAAGTAGTTTAGAATTACTAACTAATATGTCTTTAAAATCAGTTAGGTAATCCTCGAATGATAAATATCTTTTAATTATATTTTTTGCATTAGAACCGGGCAAAGACATTCTTAATTCCCAAACTTTATCTATTTCTGTTTTGTCCCCGGCTTCATTTTTAAGTTCTGTATAGAGCTCATCTTCAAATGGCAAGACTGTTACAAAACTTTCAAGTCCTTCGCCCAAATCTTTTAAATTAGATCCGGGTTTTACAGCTAAATACCCGGTGTTTCCTTTTTCTACATAATCAGCTAAGTCTGTTTCTGTTTCTTCGATGAAAGACTGTAAAATGTCAGGTCTTGCATATATGTATTCCTTAAATAATTGATCAGATGGAATTTTATAATATTTTAAGTTTTCTTCTTCTACGATTTGTTTTAAGATTTCGTAATTAGTAGGGTGCTCTTTGAATTTTATTACATTTTGTTTGTTCTCTCTAAGACGTTCGATGTAAGACATGAATTTAACAGTTCTAACGCCCGCGCATTTAAGTAAATCTGCACGAGTCATCTGCCTAAGTCTATTCTTTAATATATTTAATCTATCCGAGTACGCTTGTTCTTCGGGAGTTAATAAATTAACTCTTTTTTCTAAAAATCTAAGGTCTTCTAATTTATTACTCATTGGTGCAACCATTTTAAATTCATAATTAGAAGTTTTTGTCTCTGTGTTGTAGAATATTTTTGAAACTTCAAATGAAGTTGTATGATAGTCTATTAATTGTTTCGTAGCCAAGTATTTTTTAAGATATTCTTCTATTTCTGGTACAACGGTTTCTATATTACCTGTTAATTTAAGATCATAGTATTCGTTTATCTGTTCTTTATTAAAACCTGATGGTAATTTAGGAAAAAGAATGCCATGTTTCTTCGCCACTGATTTATCGTGTTTAACTTCTGCTTCATGAAGCTTCTGAAGCTTCTGACTCAAAGGTAAGTCTAAATCAATATTTACATAGGGTTTTTTGTCATCTTGGTCATTTTCAGAAAGTTTAAGAATATCATACTCTTTTCTTAGGATAGAAACGTATTCCCTATTAAATTCTTCTTCTGAAATTATACCAAATTTATAATTTTCAGTTAAAGAACTCTTATATTTTCTAAGTTTTTCTATAATTTCTGCATCATCGTCGTCTAAGACGTAAGTTTTTGTTTTAATGTCTAAATAATATCTAGTTTTAAGCATCTCAGAATCGAATTCTTCTTGGGAAATATCATTATTAGCAATTAAATCTGATAACATACTCTGCCAATTTTCTAGATTGGCGATTTCGTCATAAATGTCGCCATCTACTTCATCTGGCTCTATTAATTGCGCCATTATATTAATACTATAATATATAATAAAAATGCAAAAAAATTTATAAATTATTAAATGATATATACTTTAAATGCAAACAGTGTATTTGCTTAAAGATTGTTATAAAAGTTATAGCGCTTTAAAAAAACTATACTCTCATCCAGATTTGTCAACTAATATAATAATCGTAGATAAGGAACAAGCTAGAATATTATTACTTGACAAACGAGTTAAAAAGTTTCCTTTTATAATAAATACATTGCCTACAAATTTAGGACTTATACCTAAAATTGCAAAAGTTCTTCCATTAGAGATGTTTATGATGTTAAAAAAATTTAATGATTATCAAGATAAAAAACAGCGCAGAATGATTGATATACCAACTCAAAGCGTTTTAGTACAAAATAAAACAAAGGTCCAAAGACCAATTAATAATTTTTATAAACCAAGACCTACAAAAAACAAACCTCTTATTAAAACAGTAAAGGATTCAGACGGAAGTGTTAATATTATTTTAAATAAATAATACATTACATTATAATATATTAATAATGACTATTTGGGATTTTAATGAAAACAAAAATTTTGTTAAAATAGGAAATTACAAAGTACTTAATTTACCAGACGCAGAAAAAGCTACAAAACTATTAAATGATATAGATCTTTTAATTTTAAGATGTTTTATATCTATGCAATTTAAAGAAAAGCGTACACCAGAAATAAATATATTATTGCAAACACCGTATTTCTTACAAGAAATGCAGTTGATAAAAGATCAAGGGTCTATTAAATTCGAAGGATTAAATAAACCAAAAGAAGTAAAACGTACATCAGAACAAAGCGTAGGAGAAGATGGAAAACTAAGAGCAAAATATAGAAAGATTTTTCTAACGCTTAGAAATGAAAATGGTAAACTTAAAACTATAAAACAGCTTAAACATTTAATAGCACACGAGCTTACACATACAGCAATGAACCACGTACGTTGGAGGGAAGACGACCACGATGAAAAATTTAATCATTACAATAAACTAATATTGAGATATCTTTTATTAAATTAGAAACTATGTCTGTTATAATAATAGAAAATAAAGACATACAGATTAATCAAGAAAATTTTATATATTCTAAATCTAGTTCTAGGCCATCTAAATCTATAGTAGATCCTGAAAAATACATTAAATATAAAACTATAAAACAAACTTTTACGTTTTTGGACAATTCTGGAGACATTTTATTCACGGAATGTATAAGTTATGTATTTTATACATTTACTAAAATAAATGAAGACGTGTATATGCTAGATAACGAGACTTATAAAATTATTAATTTTACAGACAATAAATTTAAAATTTTAACAGAAAACTTAAAAGATAAATACTCTAATTATATAATAATAGTAAAAGACATATATACATATCCGAAGATACAATACATATATATGTTATCTAACTTTTTTACAGAAATTAAAATTGCAATGTCTCAGATTATGTCTTATTGTCTTATAATTTGTTCTAAAAAGACTAAAAACTTTGAACTACAGATAAAAGATAATTATATAAAAGATTTTAATATAAAGGTAGACGAAACTCTTATAAAATACATTAAAAAAGACAACGATAGTTTTCTAGAAAACACTATAATTATGAATAATAATATTTCGGATATATGTAAAAGTTTATCTGAAATTTCTAATCTAAACAGAGAGACTTATACATTAAATAAGTATTATAAAGCCTTTATAAATAAGGAATGTAATACTTATTGTAATTGTAAAACTAATTATATACTTTATTCAAATCTTTTCCAGTGTTACATATGTGAAAATTGTTTAGTTTTATCAAGATTGTTTCTTTTTTGACCAAGCTTCTGCAGCTGCCTTAAAAACTGTTTTGTGATCATAGTTAGCTCCAAGTTTTGTTTTTTGTTCGGCTATAAAATTCTTCATAAATGTATTATAATCAGAAGGGGCTCTTGGTTTCTTTTCTTTCTTAGGTTTATCACTTCCAATTTTAGTTTTAAGCTCAGAAAGTTCTTTTTCAAGACGATCTAATCTTGATTCTTCCATTTATATGTTTACAATAAGTAATTAATTATTTTTAAACGTGTTATTTCTATGTTTTATACAAAGAGGAAATTCACCTTGATAATTTTTACCGTAGAAACACGCGTTGCATTTTTTACAGTAAAATTTTTTAGCATTTTTATCTAAATGTACGTCTTTGCTTAATTTTTTAATAGCTTCCCAATCTATCTCACCCGTTTCTAAATTTACAAGAGTATCCATTATTCTATTTCAATACACTCCACATTAAAATTTCCTAAGAAATCTAATCCAGAAGTATCTTTATATTTTTCTTTATACACCACTCTCTTAATACCAGATTGAATTATTAGTTTAGAACACTCTTTACACGGAGAAAGAGTTATATACAAAGTAGAATCCACACAACTTGTATTACTTCTAGCCATTTTTGTTATTGCATTAGCTTCTGCGTGCAAAACATACCAATGAGTTTTACCGCTCGCGTCTTCACAGTTATTATCAAAACCAACGGGGGTACCATTGTAACCATCTGATACAATAGTGTTTTCCTTAACAATTACAGCTCCTACCTTTTTCCTATTAGCATAAGACATCTCTGCGTATTTAGTGCATATGTCTATAAAAAGTTTATCGTATTTACTCATTTAATGAATGTATAAACTATTTTTTTAAGCTATGATAGCATAATTATCTCTAAATTTGTCGATGTCGCTTTTTACAAATATAATACCAGATTTGTAATCTGGAAATTTAAGTTTAAATTTTTGATAAGGTGTTAACTCCCATGGCCACAAATAAAGAGATTTAAACCTTGAAACTGGATAAACTATCTTATCGTTTTCAAGGGAATAAACGACTTTGAACATGAGAGATTCCCATTTTGATACTATTCTATTATTTAGTTCTTGAACAGGTTCAGTTTTGGGAATACATTTGGGGAAAACCTTTATTTTGTCTTTTGGTAAAAAATCCTCCTCTTTGTAAACACTATGCTTTTGCAGAATATCAGGCTCTTCATGATAGTCGTCCAAATTTTGTGTCCATTTAAGATGAAATTGAGAATTTTTGCAGTGGCAAATACAGCAATAAAGCCCGGGTTTATCATCGGTAAACTGAACATGCGGTACATTTTGAGATTGTTCTCCTATAAAATTTTCAATTAGACTCTTATGTTTCCAAATATGAATATGATTACACTGTGGGTCATAATATGGCCCAGGGCCGCTACAACCAGGGTAGTAAATTTTTTTATCAGGGCCGTTTCCCCTTTTCTTTATTTCAATGGCGTGTAATGCTTCTATTGATACTCTTTTTGGATTATAAATACTGTTCCATTCTTGTTCAGGTGTCAATTTTAAATTTCTGTACTCTTCGATAGACATTACTTCTATTTTATCTTTTTCTGGTTTTATTTTCTTATTTTCTAGCATATTTATTATAGTTTCAGGTTCTTTCCTTCGAAGATTGCCTCTACCATCAATAATTGTAGCCATCTGTACGATTATTGATTGTATGGAATTTTTAAGTTAATATTTTTTTTGCAATTTAGGCTTGCTTCTCCTCATCTCTTGTTATATCAGAAAGCTTCTCAAAAAGCTCACCCACTATCTTAAATTCAGTTGGCTTAAAACCACCGCGGGCCGATACTACATTTACAACAGAAAGTATAAGCTGAATATCTTTAGACGAAACAGTGTAAGTCTTATCGTCAGCCTTGGAAACATCTACTGGTACGACGGTAGAACTAGAATCCATTTTTATAAATTATAATAATACAATTCTTTAAATTAATTAAAAATCGTCTAAATATTCTAACTCTTTGTCTTCTATTTGTTCTGGTCGATTATAATCTGTAACACGCTGTTCAAAAAAATTACTTTTACCATCCAATGACATAGTATCCATAAAATTAAAAGGGCATTCCGAATTGTAAATTTTTGTGTATCCAAGTTTTTCTATGAGTCTATCAGCTTGAAATTCTATGTATGTTTTCATAGAGTCTGCATTAATTCCTATGAGATTACATTGAAAAGAATCACAAATGAACTCTTTTTCAATTTCTACCGCGGATATCATCATATCTTTAATTTTGTCTTCTGATAACTTATTTTCGATGTATGTATATAAAAGAACACCAAAGTCTGTATGCAAAGATTCGTCGCGCGCTATAAGCTCATTGCTTTTACCAAGGGCTTTTGTCATTAACTTTTTAACATATTTTAACCAAAAGATGGCACAAAAAGAACCGGAAAAAAATATACCTTCTACTATAGTAAACGCAACAAGTCTCTCCTGAAATGAGATATCTTTATTTAACCATTTTTGCGTCCAATCAGCCTTCTTTCTAACACCGGACAACTCCTTTATTCCATTAAAAATTTTGTATTTAGAGTCTTCTGGTATATACGTATCTATCATTAAAGCATATGTCTCCGAGTGTATAGTTTCCATGGCAGCCTGCCAACCGTAATAAGCTCTAATCTCCGGTACTTTAATTTCGTCAATAAAGTTAATAGATAAGTTCTCGAATATTATACCATCGGAGCCTGCAAAAAAAGATAAAACATTGGAGATAAAAAATTTCTCGCTTTCAGAGAGTTGTTCCCAGTCTGATATATCAGCTGGAAAATCTATTTCCTCGGCCGTCCAGAAAGCTTGTTGATGTTTTTTATATGCTTCCCATACTTTAGTCCACACTATAGGTTGCAAAACATATCTATTAGAGGCTTCGGAAAGAATTGGCTCCATCGTAGTATTATATATTTTATAACTTTATATTTTTAAAAAATTATAAATTATATTAAGATTTAAGATTTAAATTTGCATTTACTTGTATGGTACCCTCATCCTTGTAAGGCGAAGCTTGAGCGCCTTAACAGTAAGTGGTGTACGAGTGAAACCCATATCGTCCTTGCGGCGCTTGTAAATTGATACATCATTAGCACGAGCAAGAGCCTGAAGATCCTTTAATGTAGGCTTTGCTTTCTTAGCAGCGGCCTTCTTAAGAGCCTTCTTTACATTGTCCTTGAGGCACTGGCGCTGACCAGGTTTTCTCTGCCAATTTGGGTTAGGCGAATAACCGGGCGGACAAACAGTTGCCATACCAAAATGAGCAACCTTCAACTTTGTAAGTCTGTACTTAAGAGCACGTACGGTAAGCGGTGTACGAGTGAAACCCATATCGTCATTGCGACGTTTGTAAATCGATACACTATTCGCAGCCGCGATAGCCTGAAGCTCTCTTAGAGTTTTCTTTGGAGCACCTTTTAGGCACTGACGCTGACCGCGCTTAGCACGATAACGTTTGTTAGGTCGGTAACCAGGTGGACAAACAGTGGCCATACCAAAATAAGAGTTCATTATATTTTAATATATATTTCACATTTTTTTTAAAAATTAATAGTTATATGAAATTAAATTTAGATAACATTAATATTTCAAGGTGGACCGGAAATACAATTAACTTCCCGTACACGCTTTGCATTTTCCAAACCCGCATTTCCTGCTATTACCAAATCTGTATCCCTTGCCAAACCCCGCCAAACCAACCGTCGGGTCCATGATTAATGGCTCTATAGAAAAATCTTTAATAGTTCTACATCTTCCGGAGTTTGGATCTCTATATTCACCGGGCAAACACATTTTACGCTGTCTTCCAGTAGCCGGATTAATTTCATACCCCGGTTTTAATACAATGGGAGTCGTCGGTTTAACACATCTTCCGCCGGAGTCTCTCATATTCGGAGGTAAGCAAACCTTTCTTAGTCTGCCAGTGGCAGGATTAATTTCCATGCCGTCGGGGAGGGATATCATGCCTCGTCTTTGTCCATATGTTATCGCATTTGTGCATCTTCCCGTATCAGGGTCCCTGACCTTAAAAATTTCACATTCTTTAATACATTGCCTCTGACCCGGCTTACCAGCCCATCTAGCATTTGGTTCATAACCAGGGGGACAAACCGTATCTCCAAACTTATTTACCCTTTTCCAAGCCTGTTTAAGAGTGATACCCTCTTTCCACTTTAATTTCATGGCTTTCTTGGCATTCGAAACTGCCTTTCTTTTTTTAGGAGATGACGTCTTTCTTTTCTTAGACTTTTTATCTTTACTTTTGACTCGTTTCCAAGCCTGTTTAAGTGTAATACCCTCTTTATGATGAAGCTTCATAGCCTTCTTTGCGTCACCTTTCTTGCCAAAATCCATTATTTTAATAATTACAAATATTTTAATTTAAAGAGAAATTATATTTGTAATTAATATGAATCCCGTTTTCACGCTTTTGAATAACTCTCGCGGTACAAAGTTAGGAGTCAAGACGATGGCAAAAACATTAGGTCTTCGTAAAAAAGACGTTTTTTATTATTGTTTCAAAGATTCGCGTATTCGTCGCGCATGGGGCCCAGAAGTGGGATCTGGGAAATGTATTTTATCTGTTTTTACTATTGACCCTTAATTATATTTGGAAATACATTAACTAAAGTCTTTTCGTAATCTTCAAATTTCTTAAAAGTCCAAGCTGATTTTTCTTTATTCCAGCTTGAACTTCTAAACGTTGCCTTGATCAATTCGCGATTATCATAAGTTTTATTCCCCGATATGTATACATTTTCAGAATCTGATATGTACATCAACTCCGGTGTCTGTACATTTGAAGATTCATTTTCAATAGTTGTAGCCGTAGATGTCTTTTTAAGATTTGTTGAAATTATGGTTTGAAGAAGGTCTAATAGAGGATCGAGCTTTGCATTAATACTTTCCTCAATTTTATCAAGACGTTCTAGAAGTTTATTCATTTCGGTCATTTGTACTTATAATTTATAATAAATTATGACTTTATACTGTTTCTTTAATATTTTTATGACTGCGATATAAGAATTTATATCTTTTAAGCCCAAAATAATCGGATTTTAAAATTTGTTCGATTGTGTCTTTATTTTCTCCGGAATCTACCCAAATTTCCATTCTATACAGAACGCTATCGTATTTTGTACAATCAACCATTCTTACGCCATTTATGCATTTATAAACGTCTTGTTTATTAGAGATTAACTCTAATATACAATTCATCCATTCTTCTTGGAATTTTTGTAATTGATTTCCGTTTTTAACTGAAAATTCAAATCCTTCTTTATTTTTATCGTCTTCCCAGCATGGAAATACATTGCTTCTAAAAAAAGAATATGCACACGGTATTGCGTTATTTCTTTTCATTTTCTTAATGGATCTCCCATCTGAAAATATTTCGTAAATCTTGGGTATGTTATTAAATGTTTTCCAAAATGTTATAATATCATTTATTTCAATTAATTTTTCAACATTGTCGTTGTACAATTTACCAAGATCTTTATAGTGTAAATAAAGAGTCCAAGAATCGTCAAGTGGGTGATCCATAGTATTTATTTATTAAATTACGTTTTTAAGTGTTTTAAATAAAATATTAATTTAATTATAAATGAGTTTATCGGGTAAATCAAACATTAACCCAAAACTATGGGGGCCGTATTTTTGGCAAACGATTCATTTTGTGGCAAATGGTTACCCAAAAACCCCAAATTCAGAAGATAAACAAGTTTACTTTTCTTTCTATGAAAATATAATGAAAGTTTTACCGTGTGATAAATGTACAAATTCTTCTCAAGAGATTTTTAAAAAATCAAATCTTAAAGATTCTCTTGATTCGAGAGACAATTTAATAAAATGGACATATTCGTTTCACAAATCTGTAAATAATGAATTAGGCAAAGACTCTCCGACACTTGAAGAATTTATGCATAATTTTACTAATAGATCTAACAATTTAAATGGTATAATTACGGTCGTAATTTTAGTGATTGCATTAGCTCTTTTATTTATATATAAAATAGTTTACAATTAGTTTAGTTATTATAAAAGAAACAATTAATGTAGATATTTCTTCAATTATCGAATCATTTTCGCTATAAAAATCTAATATTTTTGAGAAGAAAACAAATAAACCAAACAGTATAATCCATTCATCTTTAGATTGAAGACAATAAACTAAAAGAATAATAGAAACAAGTAAAAAAAATATCTTATCTATTAAAGACTTTGAAATTTTATATATCCCTGTTTTATACAACTTAAATAATCTAATAATATGCATAATCATGGAAATGCAAGAAAATGTTAATATCAATGGGTTTTTTGTTCTATAAATTATAAGTAATAAAAACAATATAATCGAATATTCGATTATCTTTTGCCGTGTTATTAAATTCATATTAAAATAATATACATATTTAAATTTTTAAACTACGCGCTACACATCAAACATTCTCCTGGTTCAGATTTCTTTTCTTTAGATACATCAGTCGTAAAATTTTGATTTTCAAGAATAGATTTTGTTCTAATGTAATAAGAACCAGTCTTAAGCCCAATTGTCCATCCATGCATTAAAATAGAGTGAATTACTTTAGGTTGTGGCGGATTTACAAACAAATTTAAACTCTGACTTTGGCAAATAAACGCTCCGCGATCGGCTGCTTGTTCTAGAATTTTCTTTTGCGACATTTCCCAGGATGTTTTATAAACTTGTTTAATATCCTCTGGAAGCTCAAGCGTTTGAACAGAACCCCTATTTAACATAATCTTTTCAATAAGTTCTTTGCTAAACAAATTGCGATTTCTAAGTTCATTAATAAGATGTTGATTCACGATGATATAATTACCAGATAAAACAGCCCGTGTATACAAATTAGATGTATACGGTTCAAATGATTCATTGTTTCCCATAATTTGTGCAGTAGAAGCGGTTGGCATAGGAGCAACAAGCAGGCTATTGCGAAGACCGAACTTTTTAATACTTTCTTTTAATGTACCCCATTCATTTTTTGAATAAAAACTTGGTGTAACATTCCACATGTCAAATTGAAGTATGCCCTGGCTACTTGGCGAACCTTGGAAAGTCTCATATTGACCGTCGCGCTCAGCAAGCTTATTTGACATAACAAGTGAATTGTAATAAATGCATTCAAATATCTTCTTATTTAAATCTTTAGCGGATTCCGATTCATATGGCATTTTAAGAATCATATATACATCTGCTAGACCCTGAACACCTATTCCAATAGGTCTGTGTAGATTATTAGAATATCTAGACTCTGATGTAGGATAATGATTGATGTCAATTATATTATTTAGATTAACTACAAGTTCTTGTGTCTTTTCTCCCAGAAGGTCAAAATTAAATTGTCCATTTGTTATATACATTGGAAGACACAAACTTGCTAGATTACACACCGCTGTCTCTTTAGAATCTGAATATTCTACAATTTCCGTACATAAATTACTACTTTTAATCATTCCATAATGTTTTTGATTAGACTTACGATTAACGGTATCCTTGTATAGAATATAAGGTGATCCAGTTTCAATCTGAGTATTAATAATTTTTTCCCAAAGAGTCTTTGCCTTCACTTGTTTTCTAAATTTACCTCGACTTTCATAAAGTTTGTACATCTCTTCAAATTCTTGTCCCCATGTGTCAGCAAGAAGTTTGCATTCATTTGGACACATCAATGACCACATTTCGTCGTTTTTTACCCTATTCATAAACAAATCTGGAATCCAGAGTGCATAAAAGAGGTCTCTCGCGCGCATATCATCGGCCCCGTTATTTTTCTTTGCATCTAGAAACTCATAGATGTCGGCATGCCACGGTTCGATGTAAACAGCAAATGAACCATTGCGCTTTCCACTTTGATTAATATGACGCGAAATATTATTGTAAACTTTAAGGAGAGGCATAATTCCATTGCTTTTTCCACCCGTTTTGTTAATATAAGAGTCTTTAGCGCGTACATTTGAAATGTGAACACCTATTCCTCCGGCCCATTTAGAAATCTGAGCCATGTCTGCAGCAGTCTTGTATAGGCCTTCTACCGAATCCTCTGTTCCCAGAAGAAAACAAGAACTCAATTGTTGATAATTTGTACCAGAATTAAATAGGGTAGGAGTAGCATGTGTATAGTACTTGTTTGATAATGAATCATAAACGGTTTTTACCATTTCCATATTATTTCCGTGAACAGCAAGAGCTACTCTCATAAAAAGATGCTGTGGTCTTTCTAGAATTTCTCCATCAAGCTTTAATAGATAAGCATTTTGGAGCGTTTTAAATCCAAAATAAGAAATTGAATAATCTCTAGAATAGTCAAACATTTCTGAAATCTGCAAATTGTACTCTGTTACATTTTTCATAAAATCATCTGAAATAATTCCAGCTGTGTTTAGTTTTTGCATAATATCTTTAAAAGAATTTTGAGTGTTTTTGTGATGATTATTAATAGCAATTCTGCTAGCAAGAATAAGATAATCGGGGTCATTTTTAAATAACGTAGCAGAGAAACTCGCAGCAAAATCATCTAACTCAGATGTCGTAATTCCATCGTAAATAAGACTACATATATTTTGAGCAACAAAAACGGGGTCTGTATTTAACTTATTTCCTAAATTAGGATCTTCAGAAAGATTTTTAATTTTAGCAGTAATTAAATCAAAACGTACATCTTCTTTGTTTCCGCTGCGAGTGATTACCTTCATTCTTATAATTACATATAAATTATTTCTTAAAATTAATTCGTATGTAATTCAAAAAAATTAACCGCTGCAACAATCATCCCATTTCCAACCCGGTACTCCTAAATCTGCATATTTATACATTATGTTGCCGCCTCTGGAAGGACCTTCTTGAGAAGGAATATAAGGACCATAATCAGGTATTATAACAGATCCTTTAAATTCTCCGGTGGTAAACAAAATTAAAACTAAAAGAACAACTGCGGAAAAACCCAAAATGTAGTAATTATTCATTTACTATAATATTATATTATTTTTTACATTTTATTGCATTTTCCAACGATGATCTACGTGCCAATTGTATGGACCCCTGCCTTCTGGATCACCGCGGTGATCTGTCATCACATAAGCTAAACCATCATATGGAAAAATGCTCTTTTCAGACCTGCTAAAAGGCCAAAAGCCTATAAACCAAGCTAGTACAAAATACAATAATACAGCTGCTAATACATACTTAAGAGGACCGGGCGCGATTACATTAGAAATTTGAGGAAAGAACAATAGTATTACAACGCCTATTATAATAGGAATTAATGCAAACATGCTTGCTATACTTCCCAAAAATCCAGTTACACCTTTAAACATATTTGCAGCACCTTCTGCATTTGCTTTGGACAAAGCAACTTGACCATCAAGAAGCTGCTTAAGTACTTTATCTTGGCCATCAGATTCTTTATCCGATTTTGTACTCGAAGCCGCGTCGCTCAACATGTCTAGAGCTACAGATTTTCCAAGATTTGAAGCAGATGTCATTATATTTTGAGTAATAAGTCTACCTTGAGCATCTTGGTCAAATATTACTCCGTCGATAGTTAGCGCACCAAAAAACTTAATAAGAACACTAGAATCAGAAGCGGTCGACATTTTAACATTCTGTGAATGATTCTTTATACTATCAGAAATACTTTGATTTTTATTATTGATTTTATTTGCTACTAATGATTTAACGCTATCAGAATTAGCGCCAAGTCCAGTTTTGTTTTTAAGCTCCTGCATTGCAGCAGTTTTTGCAGTCTCTTTAAAATGTTCAGCTATAGCAGTGGTGTCAACCGAAGACATACTAGAAACAACTCTCATATCGACACTCGCCGAGTTTTTGAAGTCACTGTTTTTAATGGTTACATTGCCCATTGTACTATCAATCTCTTGTTTGTGAATTTCCATAGCTCTCATGTAGTTTTCGTAAGCAGTTCTATATAGGTCTTTGTCTATAGACGCAAGAGCTTCTGTTGGCGGATTAGGAACAACGAGACCAGACAAAACTTTAGATCTTAGAGCAAGCATAGCAGCGGTTGGTTTACCCTGTATAATCTTTATAGAAGCATTCGCAGAGCCGGCTAAAGAGGTTGTGTTTTTTGAATTACTTACCTCACATAAAATAGACTGCGTACTATTCATCTGCTGATTTACGTTAGCAAATACATCGCTGCAACCGGATTTATTTAAATTTTCTCTTATTTTATTCTGAGAATTTGTAAATGAAGCAGTGCCGCCGCCAATTCCGCCAAATGAAGCAATCGCAATAGCTGCATCGCCTTTTTGTAAGCTTGAATCCACTGCATTACTAAAATCGGATTTACATTTATCGCTTGCACCTAGAGAATTCATTATTTGTGTAATGTCTTCAGTTTTTTGTTTCAGAGAAGGAGGAGGCGGACATCCAGACTTAGATTTACTACTCATTTTAATTTAATTATAACAATATATTTTTTTTTAAAATATAAAATAAGCACCGATTAACAATGCTATAATCACGGCAATAATAATTAGATAAATATAAATGTCGGGTCCCTGCTGACTTGGAGGAACCACAGGATCAGAAGGAACATTTGTAGCAGTACCAGACGAGGTTCCCGAAGAAGTACCAGACGAGGTTCCCGAAGAAGTACCAGACGAGGTTCCCGAAGAAGTACCAGACGAGGTTCCCGAAGAAGTACCAGACGGGGCACCGGATGGAGGATTATAGGGTTTTTTACCCTTTGCTGCTGCACCAGCTTGATTACCACAGACTGGTCTAATATTATTCTTGTTTAAATCTAAATTGCCTTGCGTTGATATAGTAACAGAACAATCTACAAAGCTTACAGATTTTGACCCGCATACCGCACCCTTTGTTGAGTCGCCTGGTCTTTGTGGGTTCCAATTTGGAGGCAAAGTTACACCAGAGTCTTCGCCCGAAGACGCAATTTCATAATTTGCTAATATTTGCATAAACGAGTCAGTTTCTGCATTAGCTTCCATGACTTTTGCCTTTTCTCTTAAAAATCTAGATGGTCCTCCACCAGAACCTCTGCTACAATAAGCATCACTTGAAGGCACGACCGCCAAATCTTGAATAGCGGCTGTAAAACCAGCTTTGCCTCCTGGATAAAAATTTTTCTGCCACGTTTCAGCTGTTAAATTTAAAGACAATGTTTGTGATAATTTTGCAATTTCTGTATCAAAAGCTAATGCACAAGCGGGATCAGCATAATGATATAGTTCGGTACCTGTAGTTGGACTGTCAAATTTTTGAATTCTGAAAGCATTACAATACTTTTTAATTGTTGTCACGTAATTTGTGTTTGGGCCTATAAAAGACTGCGTTGAAAATGGATTCTTAGTTAAGTTTATTATTTTCGCATATATGTCTTGAAAATTCTTTCTGTGTATAGTATTATACAGAAGAACATATACGGGTATAGTATTTTTACCAGTGTTGTTTTTTGTAAACTTCCATCTACCATCTGAACCCTTTGAATAATAAGATCCCGGTAATTGATAAAGTATCCATCTTAAATTTTGAGAAAACAATATTTTGTCACTGTGGAAAAAACTTGAACTGAAGTTAGTATTTTTCATTGATACAGTATTAGTCATACCAATTGGTCGATCACCAGTAGAACCACCTGTGTTTTGCGTAACCGTAGGATTTGGATAAAAAAACTGAGCTTCAGTCTTCTTCTGTTTAAAATTTACAGCTACGTGACCATCATTTGAAAATACTATATCAGACAAATTTGTTATTGAATTTTTAATTTGGGTACATTCATCTCCTGTGTATGTATAAACAGACATTAAACTTATAGATGAATCTTTTCCATTTTCCGATAAAAAACTCGTAGGGATTTTAATCCAATTTATAGGCCTGTCGCTCTTAAAGTCGTATTTAGTATCATTTGCAAAAAGATTATAAACAAATGGGTCGTCCATTATCATTTTCTTAATTGTATAAGACATATTGATTATTTATTAATAATTATACATTTTATTTTTTATTATAAAATATATAATTATTTAACCGTTCAAGTTGTAGAACCAGAGGAAGTACCCATTGTATTATACAATGTTTTATTAACGTTTGCAGTTAGATATTTAGTCTGTTCTCTTTCGATCCCCGACATAAGTTGAAGAGCTGAAATTCTTTCTTTTAACTGTTTATCTTGTAGTTCCATATCTTCTAATTTCTTTGACAACTTTTCTACAAGAGGTCTAAGAGATTTATCAGGTACATTTGATACATCTACCTTTTTCTCATTCTTTGGCATAAATGTCATCAATAAAAATGTTAGGGCGGCGGCGCATGCCAAAACAATCGAAAGAATTGTTAGACTATCCATATTTATTATAAATGTAACATTTTAAAAATTAAAAAATTATTCTAATTGTTATAAAAGCTAATACAGCCACAAGATATTGAGATATACTAAAAGTTAGTAAATCGGTAATAGTTCTTTTATTATCTAAATAATACACAAAAGTTATAGCAGGATTAAAATCTGAATCATTTCTTGAAAATAAAAGTAAAGTAACAAATGTAGATAACATTATACCAATTGTCGTTACAAGAAACGTGTCTTTATATCTGAATATAGCAAGTATTGTAATGCATAATATATAAGTACCTACAAATTCTGCTATGTAATTTTGTATTTATATAAAACAAACATAAATAACAGATCGTGGTTCGCTTGTAAATATATCTCCCAAATTTGTAGAATGTATATGAAAGACCCGGGGGTCTAAATTATTTACAAGTTCAACAAGTTTCAGTCTATTTAAATCAGATTTTAAATTTGTTATAGTTTTGTTTGTTATATCTTCTAATGTTTCTATTTCGTCTATATCAACAAGTGTTTCATATCCCCAAAAGACACTGCCCGGTATGCATGTTTTTCTAAGATTTACCATTTAAATAATTATTAGAAATTATTCTATACCAGTATTTTTATATATATTATTAGAATTTTTAATCGAGTTCATTATACAACGGATATTATTAATGTGAAAATACCTATGAAATCCATAAATTTGTATCAGGACCGTTAAATAATCAATCCAGGTTCCGGGTTCTTGGATGTATGTATAAGTTATATTATTCATAGCGTACTTAATGTAATGATTTACATAATGCCATTGATAATGATTATTTTCATTTGAAAGGCGCATAATTTTTGCAAATATATCCATATTCTTAGCTATCTTAAATGTAAAAAGTCTTTGTATACATACAGCGGCTTCATCTTGAACAAATTTTAATATATTATATTTCAGTTCAGGCGGAAGAACATCACATATTTTAAAAATCAAGAATTGTTTGATGTTCATCCTATATCGAAATATTATATAAATAGTTTCTAACTAAATTATTTTTTCGCAATTTTAATCTTGTTCGGTTATATCAGAAACTTTATTTGTAACTAGCTGTGTTTCTGTATAAGAAACTTTATAACCACGCATATGATTAATTCTGTCACAAATCCAAAATAAAGGAGTTTGTACTCTAGAATAAATGTCGTTTATAAAATCAATATGCGAAGCCATTTTATCTGTTCCTTTTTCTACTGTATTTAATTTTTGTAGAATTAAATCTAATTTTTTTTCAAGGATGTCTACGCGTTCGGGTAACCCTTGGGTACATGTTTGATTTTCGTCGAAAAATTGTCTTTTAAGTCTAGAATTATCCAACGCTTGTTTTAACATTTAATTATAACTTACTTTTTATTTTTATATTAATTTTCATAGCAATTTCTACAAACGGGCATATAAATTTCAGTTGAACCAATCTCTATCAAATTGTCAGACATCTTTATTTTTTTAGTAAAACTTGCGGGAGTGCCATTTTTACAAGACATACACAAAGCCTGAAGCTTACACACTGTTTCACAATGGGGAATTAAATTTAAAATTTCCCCGAATGGTCGTTTAAGGTAATCGCCGTCGAGACCACATACATATACATCTTTCATTTCTTTGCTGGCTTGAACACAAAATGATACTAAATTGTCAAAGAATTGACCTTCATTTACACAAATAACATTTGCTTTTTTATAATTATCAGTGGAAGCTACAAAAGACAAAAGATCCTTTGCTGTGGAAAGGCAATCGAAAGAAATATTATCGTGTGTCGTAATCCGATTGCTGTCAGAGTAACGCGTGTCACCTTCAAAATTTATAATAAGTACGGTTTTATCAAGCAGTTTTTGCATTTTAGCAATGTTTATAAGAGCAGATGTTTTACCAGAAAACATACACCCTGTGATAAGATTAATAGACATATCTTATACTAAATAATAAATTATTTACTTAAATTAATAATTTATTATTTATTATTTACTCAATTTGTAGACTAAAAAGTTCTAAAATGTTTTCATACAAACAAGTTACAATCTTGTAAATTTCAGCCGTTTCTATCTTAATATAATTATTAAGAGTTTCATAAAAATAAACCTTTCCGGACGTGCTCAACCACTCTATATCAAAATTACACACCGTATATTCTTGATCCCAAGTTAAAGAATGTCCACAATTGACACAAAGTTCATAGATGTCAACATCGTAATGCCCAATCTTTATTATTTCAGATATAATCAAATTTAAATCTGAAACAAGTTTTCCATTTACTTTTTGCCGAATAGAAATGTCAGACATTTGCATGCATATAGAATCGAAATCCATACTGTTCGCTTTATTTATGTTTAAAATTCTTAAACATTTATTTTTTTAGCAAAATTACATAGAGCTTACGAGTTCTATATCGGTGATATCCTCAGGTGGCTTATAAGGCTGTCTATTATATATCTTAATAGAATAATCTGTCTTGCAATTGTCGGGCATAGCTTGAGCGGAGCTCTTAAAAGTCTTCTTGTATGAAGCTACGTCTTCGCCTCTTAGGGGAAGAGCTTCTTGCTGTAGACGCTCGTATTCTTTTAGAGCATATTCAAAAAGTTCATCCGACGGACGCCTGTCTTCGCGCGACATTCCCATCTGTAGACAGATGTATCTGTAATAAGTCGCAAACTGTTTTGCGACAGATCCGTGTTCGGCCGCCTTCTCGTCGCAATTATAAAATTTTTTAAGACTCTGAATAAAGGAAGTAATTAGACCAACGCCGCCCGCTGTAAATAGCACGGCGTCCTTTGCGTCGGTCGAATCGATGCTACCGGCCACTAAACTAGCAGCAGAAGCTACACTTGTAGCTACAATAGAATAAAGCGTTAGTTTATTAGATATACTTCTCCAGTACGCAGCCGAATTACCATGCATAAATCTCAAACCAGACGCCTTTTCTCCCCACTCTGTAATTACATTTTCATATTCATTGTTCCACGAGTCGGCATTGACCTTCTTCTTAAGACCGGCCATCTTAACTTCAGAAAGAGCCAAATCAGCTTCACTATTACCAGTCATTATTATACACTTAATATAATATTTTTAATTTAAATAAGTTTCATAAAACGCAAAATATCCTTTTTTTCAGGATCTATGTAAAGTCTTCCGGAAATGTATTTTACTTTTACCCAAGGGATTTTATTTTGGCGCCGTTCTTGTTCAGCGATATTCCGACCAAGAGAATCATACTCATCTGGATACCACGCGCGTCGCTTTTTTGGACTTCTATTTTCATCTTCCCACATTTCCAATTTTGTCTTATATCTTTCCATTTCATCGCGTGTTGGCAAAAAGTCTGCGTCACGAAATGTATTTTCGAAATTTAGTGCCATATCTCCTGATAAATAAATACAATTATTTTTTAAGTTAGTTTTAGATAGAAATAGTTTTAATAATGCATCGTTTAAATAAGTATATTCTCGATCCACATTTTAGCTGTTTTTTCCCAATCTTGTATTTCCAAAGATGCAATATTCTTTCGTTCAGTTTCAAGTATATCCGGGGTTTCCATTAAATATGCTACAACCCTTGCCATATTTTCCTGTGCTTCTTTTGTTGAAGGATCTCCTTTTAGATGTATTCCATTTCTTTCTCGGAAAACTCCATATGATGATAATATAGGTATACAACCAGTGGCGAAAGACTCTTTAATACTTATACAATCTGTTTCCGCAAATGTTTTTGAAAAATAAAGATGAAAGCCACTTTGAAATTTAGCATCTCTAATAATATCAACTGAACAGCGCCCGTGATCAGTTACACCAGGTTGTTTAAGAAGTGGTTCCATCTCTTCCTTGAATTCTTTAGATACCAGACCCATTCCATAATAAACATCAAGTGTTGCTTTAGGTACAAGTTTTTTAAGTAAAGGCCAAGCCCAAATAAGAATATATTTTAGCCCTCTGTCATATCTAGATGCATAAATACATCTATAATTATCTCTATCATAGCTTTTATCTATATTAAAATATTGTCTACGTATTCCATTTGGTATAATAACAGCATTTTTTAAACCAAGTTCTGCACCATGAAAATAGCTTTTTACTGAAATACGATCAAATTGTTCTAAAGAGATTAGCTCTTTATTTATATTCGGAAGACTGGTATCATGTAGATCGAGTATAAGGCGACGATATCTAAGTCTTGGAACTTTACAAAGAGGAATACAGCCAAAATTTCTCCACAAGATAAGATTTTTATATGTCATTCCTAAATTAAAACTTTTCCAATTTTTATATAATACACCGTCAACAAATATATCAGATTCAAATTGACCATATACATGAACAGTGTAACCAAATGCGACCCACTCTTTACAGAGTTCAACTACAGCTTGCTCTGAACCACCCAGAGACGTAGTAGTGGGTTCCCAGATGTAACCATTATTCATACCTAAGAAGTAAACGATATCTGGTACATCCGAAGAAATATCAGGGGATAATATTTCGGTATATGATTGGATAGTATCTGCAGAGACAATAGGTTTACTGCGCCATAAACGCATATTTGTAAGATTCTGTTCCAGAAGAGTCGCGAATGACATTTCGAGTTTATTAAATGTATTATTTGAATGAAACATATGAAGAACTGCATGTATATAGTCAAGTTGAGCCATAGGCTCAGAATAGTTATTAAGAAAGCTTTTCTCTTCCGCACAAGTTAATGTTAAATCATAGTTATGTGTTTTTGCATACATACGCGTGAATGCCATTGTGTTATGAGTTGCATGATTTTCATGGAATCCTCTAAATCTAAAAGCCTGTCCCAAATCTAAATCAAAAACTAGATGACCGGTACAGCCAGCGATTTGTTTACCGGTTTTAATAAGACGTTCAACCGTGTGAGAAATTCTAGTCGCCGGATAATAGTCGTCGTCATCAAAGCAGACTGCAATTTCACTCTCAAATGAGTCCTTAAGTTTCTGTCTTAACATGGCGATTGTATGTCCATTCGGTTCAACCCATCTAATTGGACATTTTAAACAGCTTATAGAAGACCTGTCTACAAATTTACCATTTTTACTACCATCTATAATAAGCCATTCTGTCACGTTATTATAGTCCTGACTATCTATACATTTTGATAAAAGAGGGAGCACCTTTTGTCTATCTGCTGTAGTTGGAGTAAGAATAGTAACAGACGGTAAAGGAGATGATTGGTTCTTTTTTTTATTTTTTCCCATTATATAAAATATATTAAAATTATTTTTAAGTTAGTTTTAAATACTAATGTCCATTAATATCGCGTCTATTTTTTTAAGATTTTCTTCAAGCTCAGAATATTTTCTCTTGCGTATTAAATTTACAGGGATACACAAACAACTGGGGTCGGGCGAAATACAGTCCTCGTTGAAATACTGTCCAGTAATGTATTTATTTTCCCTGATTATCTGTTCATTATTTATTAAAGGTTTCAACCAAGAATCATATTCTTCGCAAACGTCGCACAAAAAATTGTCGACTTTTCTTTTATTTAAACAAAACGCGCACATCTTTGTTCCGCATAATTTAGATTCAACAGAAACTTTCCAATTGTACAAAATTGGTATCATTTTTTCACATATTTCCATATTAACAAAATCTATTAAATTACATACCGGTTCTACTGTTACTTCATTATTTTCCCACATTACACAAACCGCTCTTTGATAATGTTTTCTCATACACGAGTACCATCTTTTTCCACTCCATACTTCTTTTACAAGAATGTCCGAATTAACAATAGGCGATGGCGGCGGACCCGGGATTTCAATGTCCATCAAATAAGCTGACATCATTTATATTAATTGTTAATCTTTATATTTTTAATGTTTATATTTTTTAACAATTTTGAATTATAAAACGACTTTTTTTTGAAAAATAATAATGTTTAGATTATAATAAATGGGAAACGCGATTGTAAAGTGCTTACAGTGTAATCCTGGTCCGGTCTCCGATAAAAAGACACTGGACGTCATCGAAGCTTATGTAGCAGCACACACAGCTAAAAAAAGAGAAAAAGATACAAAATTGAATATGAAAAAAATACTTAAAAGCTTTTGAATTTAGTTGTATTATATTTTTGCATTTAATGTTATAATTTTAAATAGTATAATTATAATAATAAATGACTCCTAGGTTAGGACACAGAGAGCTTTTAAGTTTACATCAAGATAGACTAGAACATCACCAAGCTAATCTTAATGAATTAACTACAAACGCTCTTAGAAATCCTTTAAGACAACATTTAGATATATCTGGATTTGATATTAAAAATGCAAGAAGAATACAGACTTCAAATTGTTTACATGTCGGAACATCTGTTACTGTTGGGAATTCTATAACAATAAATAAAAATATAGCACTTGGTGGTAAGATTATGGATTTAGAGGGCAATGAACTCACATTCGGGAGCGGAGGAGGAATATCATTAAATAATCTTTCTGTTACACAATTGCCGCCCTCTAATAATTCTTCTTTAAATTATGACGATGCATCAGGGATATTTAGATATACTCCTCCGAATCTTATAGTAAACGCAGCTAATCAAACATTTACTCAATTACTTACAGAACAACCTAATAAATTTAATCAAAATGGATCTCCAACAACTTCCAGTGGTCAAATTACAATTAATTGGAATTATACAGATATTATACCCACAGATGAAAATATAAGAAAATTTGCCCAGGGGGCTACTATTAAATCAAGATGTTTACCGTATATTAATGAAATTAAAATTCAAATATACGGTACTGTTACTGGCACGCACGCGGGCCAAAGTAATACATGGCTAGATTATCAAACTCTTAGTATATCATCCGGTGAAGACTATAATACAACAGATTCATTAAAAATCATTACTTTTGAAAAAAGATCTCAATCTGATGCAGATAATTCAGCAAAAGATAATATTTTAAGTAAAACAGATACTTTTTTTGTAAGAATATACGGTATTAATGACAACGGTAACAATTTTCCAAATATTTTAACTAGAGCTTTAGTAATAAATGAAACAACCGGGGTAGCATTTGTCGATGCTTTTCCGCCGTCGCAACCGCTATTTCAGAGTAACCAAGGAAAGTTTTCTAGTGGAAATAGTTATCATTTAACGTCTAATTTTATAGTAAATGAAACTGAAGCAGGCGTAACTAATTCGGCCGCAAGACTAGATGATTATATTACAACATTTTCTGAAAATACAACAAATAACGAACGTTCTCTTAGAAGTGGATACTTTAGTCTAAGTTCACAATCGGGTACAACATCAGATAACTTGAGTAATATTCCAAGTAATACAAATTTTACAATTAAAATAGGAAATAATAATCTAAGAGCGGGTACAAAATATAATTATACAGTAACAGTATCTAATAATATTTCTACAGCAAATTCTCCATCTTCTGCACAGCAGTTATCTCCATACACTAGATTACCAACTAGTTCCAATGGTACAACGCTAACGTTGACAGAAGCAACACAAGAGACATATGTTACTTCTTCAACGTTTACCAAAGAGAACATTATATATCTAAATAGTAATATATCAGGTAAAACTCAATTTAATGTATCTAACACATCTAAATCTAATCAGTCATTTGAAATAACTAAACCATACACTAGTAATCAAGAAACAACAATAGAAGGTTTTGGAAGATTTGTAGACAATGTTAACGGGTTAGTTAGTATATCTTTGAAGATCGACAACACATCAAAAGAAACTATTACATTTCATGGTTTTAATACAAATGAAGGAATTGCAGGATCCTCGTCACAAACTGGTACAACTTATTTTGGTAATGCTACTATTCAAGATATGTATTCTGATGATAACAATAAAGGTTTTAGACTTTTAGGAACAATTAGCCTTAAACACATAGATAACATATACAGTAAAATAGGAGTTGCAAGCATCGATGCTTATACTTTACAATACGAATATACAAGAAACTATAGAGTTGTCAATGGTTCAGATAACCAGGTTACAACTACATCACATGTTGTATATATAGATAATTTAAGTGGGAACCCAAAATTATCTGTTGATGGAACAGATTCTATAACTGTAAAGTCTGTTGCATATTGTATGGGAATACCAAGTGTTGAAACTTTCACGGTTAATTTACAAAGGGAATATAACAACATAAATTCAGAACATAAATTTATACCCGGAAATAAAGTTATTGGAAGAATCGAATCTATAGAACATGTTTATTGGACCGATACTAATTTTACAATAGAACAAGCAGGTCTGAAAAATAATGGAATTTATAATAAAACTTACAATTCGTTAGGTTATTATACAGAATCTAAAAATTCTCCAAATACAGAAAATTTAACTATCAAAGAATATGCATATTCTTTGGTAGACACTACCACTAGTACATCTAACCAAATATCAGTTCGACATTACTTCGATGAGAATAGTTTTACGGGTACTACTAATTTAACACCCAAAGTTAATTTAATAGATGTATATGAAATTACAGATTCTACAGAATTAGCTAAATTAAATAGTAATTTGGGGGATATAGGAGTTACAAATTATTCAGATCACAATATTTTGGTAAAGAATCATACTTTGCTTTACATAAATGGAAATTTTAGAACTAACGCTTCATTTAATTACCCAAATGTAAATAGTTATACATGGGATGTTAGCGTCCCAAGTAAATATAATTCTGGGTCATTGGCTTTCAGTACATCGGGATCATATAATTCAAATGGATACAAGTGGATAGTTTTTAAAGTAAATCAAAGCAATTATGTATCAGAAAGTATTTCTGGAACAACTTATAAATATTATAATGTTAAAGGTTATTTACAGAACACAATTGGGATAAGCGAGGCTACTGTGTCAAAAATTAAAAACAAGGATAATAACGATGCGATAGGATTTATTGCACAATCTGTATCGAGTTCGGTACGAATAGGAAATTTAAGTAGAGATTTTAACACTACAGACGCTTGGTATGCTCAACCTTCAGATATTAGTTATAATACAATGACATCAGGTGTTAATAAAGCAAAATATGGTACTAATCACAACGCTTTAAACGGTAATTGGGGACCTTTATTAGATACAGATAACGGCTCTAATGATATTTATATATACATTGGTTTTAAGAACGTCGTTGATTTATATTAAATAAAATAATATTTAAATACAATAAGAATTATGTCTTATGTTACGTTAGAAGATTCTAATTTTAATGTAGCCGAGAAGGTTAATGTTCTTTTTAAAGATGCTATGGGGTTTCCGTCAACTTTAGAATCAAAACCTTGGTTTCAAGAAACAGCTATTGAATATAATAATTATACTGTTGGGGAAAAAATATTTTTAGATGAAATACCCTCTAATCCTAACTTTAACGTTACAATAAATCCATCTAACGTAGGATTATCTAATTCAAATTTTTCAACAGGCGGCGAAATTAAAGAAGATAGCACAGGAACAATAAGATATTATAAAAGATTAAAATTAACTTCTATATCTGGCAGTAATGATAATTCTTATTATTTACTTGATTCAGCTGGAAATAATGTATTAGCTGATGGATTACAATTTAATACAAAGTGGAGCGGAAGTGGTACAAAACCATATCCTTATGAATTAACATCACAGTCAGCCATAAATACAGATTCAACCGCTCCGGAAATTATCTTACAAAATAGTTCGGGTGGTAATTGGTTTTACGATATGAAAAGTGGTGTTATATTCTTTCCGGATTATTCGTCAAGTATTGTTAACAATACTACAAACCCGCCCGTTTTTTCTTTTTATAAATATATAGGACGTAAAGGAATAAGCGAATTAATTAAAATATCAGGTTCTCAACCATTGTACCCCGTTACAAACCAAATATTATTAAATACGAATTTAAATAAATTACAGTTATTTAATGGTTTATCATGGGAAGATTATGGAGGAGGAGTTGACGGCTCTGGTGCCACTATATACACAGGCGGGACCGGTATAACAATAAACTCCTCAACCGTAATAAGTATAAATCAAGAGGCTCCCTTAAATTTAACAAATTTAAGTAGTACAACACGGGGATCTACAGACAATTCAACAAACGTGGCTACAACTGCTTTTGTACAAACCGCGATTTCAAATTTAATAGATTCAGCTGATATTATAGATATAACAAACTGGAACACAGCTTACGGTTGGGGAGACCACTCAATACAGGGATATCTTACAACAGAAACAGATCCAATATTTACTGCACATCCTACATTTAATATTACTAC